TGAAATTCTCAAAAAATCGAATTCTTGGAAAGAATTTTTAGAAGCTATAAAAGATGTTGATTGTATAGAATCTTTCTGCTTGGACGAATTTTCTTCTAAAGATAAAGCGATAGTTGGTGAGGTAGGAGACGGAATTGAAATAAGTCAAGCTCAGATTTTATTAGACCTTGATCTATCCGAAGGACTTAATAACCTATATGATTTTAATAAATTCAAAAAGAATTATTTGTCTTGTTAATCAATTAAAATAATATCATGGGAACAAAAAATGTTTATGTCTTAGTCCACTCTAATCCGGATTACGTGAATGTTGAAGTTTATGAAAAAGAGGAGGATGCGATACAAGCTCTTGAAGAGTTAGCAAATGAGTACGATATGGAAGTGGACGGGAGTGAAGCTTTTGGAGACGAAGATCATGCTATAGTAGAAGAGAAGGAAGTGATATAAAATAATTTCAATTATTTTTCAGAATCATTTTTTTATTCATGTAGAAATTTCTATATTTGTAATGTTAATCAATTAAACAAAAACAATTATGAAACATCACATTTTTCAGCAATCAGTTACAGGACGTAACGAAGTAGTAGACGCTTACCTAAGCGAAATCAACAAAATCTCGATGGTCAATCCGGACGAGGAAAAAGTTCTTTGCGACCGTATCATCTCTGGCCAGAATGGCTTAGACGAAAAGGCTCGTCAAAGATTTGTCGAGGGCAACTTAAGATTTGTCGTATCGGTTGCGAAACAGTACCAAGGTTCGGGACTAGAGTTAATGGACTTAATCAACGAAGGGAATGTCGGCTTAGTTAAAGCTTCCCAACTATTCGACCCGACCAGAGGTATACGTTTCATCTCATTTGCAGTTTGGTGGGTTCGCCAGGCAATCATGGAGTCGCTAAAAGAGAAAGGGCGTTTGGTAAAACTCCCTCTAAATCAAATCAACGCTCAAAAGAAAATCTCCCGTGAAATGGACCAAATCCTAAAGACGGAAGGGTTCACATCGGTTGACTTGGCAGCGGCTTCTTTAGGACTCGAGCCGGAAAAATACCAAACACAATCTTCAGTTTCGCTAAGTACACCTATCGGAGAAGAAGACTTCACACTAGGCGATACTCTATCAGACGGAACAGTTTCAGATGAGGGATTAGAAAAACTAAGTTTTATCAAACAGATATCCGCAGTACTTAAAACGTTAGAGGAAAGAGAAAGCTTCGTAATCTCTAACTGGTTCGGAGTCAACGGTCAGTCACAAAGACCAAAAAGCGATATTGCAAAAGACCTCGGAATCTCAGAAGAGCGAGTAGAACAAATCTACCACAAAGCAATTCGCAAACTCAAAGCTTCTAACCGCTCTCGCCTACTAAAACATTTTGTTTCATAGGTTTGGTTGATTAACAAAAAGAGAGGAGACTTCGGTCTCCTTTTTTTGTGGACCTAAGTTTATTATCCAGTGAATGATAAATCCCCAGAGGTACCCCAGGATCTGGATTTATAACCTGTAATATTGGATTTACATTAAAATAATAATGGGGTCCTCACCAGGGGGCCACGCACGCGTAGGGTATTTTAGAATAAACCACAAATCATTTTTTAGTTTAGTTAAGATTACTTATATTAGCTATATGGAAACAATCAATAGAGACACATTCAAAACACATGAATTCTTTGCAGAGATTATGAAGAAAGAGTCTCATCACAGCCATGAGATTGTAGATGAAGGTCATGGTGCAAGATGGAAGGAAGATCCTGATGTATGTAAGTTGGTTGATGACATGGGAGGTTTAAATAACATTATAAGACTTTTCTTTTCACTTGGTATAACAAAGAATTCTGAGGAATGGAGAAAGCTTTACAGAGATATAGGTTATTCACTCTATGGATATTGGGAGATATTCTATTGGGAAACGAATAACGAAGATGCTGCTGATTATCGTTCAGATTGTTAGTAGTTTGATTGATTAACAGGAAAAGGTCGGATTCGCATCCGGCCTTTTTCGTGCTCCAAGGTTTGCTGGATGTTGGCTGGAAGATGCACTGGGGAACCCCAGGAGCTTTAGGCCTGCCTGGAATTATTTTTAGAAATTTCTATTTTTTTCTAAGAATCATTTTTTTCTAAGTAGAAAAATCCATATATTAGCTAAGTAACCAATTAAATTATTTATTTATGAAAAAGGAGATGTCAGTAGAACAAAAAGCAAAAAAAGCAGCAGCTAACAAAGCTTACCGTGAGCGCAAGAAAATGCAATCTCAAAACTGGATGGTATTGGATAAATTTGAAATGTCGTTTGAACATAAAATTCGACTTTTCAAAAACCTTAAATTGGAAATTGAAAATTCCTATTGCGCAAGTCCAGGTACGGTCTTAAAGTTTGAGCGAATCAAAAATGAAGACAATAAGATTATCTTCCGAGTCCGTAGAACAGGGCGAAGAACTTTCTTTACGACTTCTGAATTCCTAGTCGTATAGGAATTCAGAAGAACCCTGGAAAAGGAGCCATTGGCTCCTTTTTTTGTGACCAAAACCTATGGCTGTCCTATTCTTCTCTGGGGAACCCCAGGAAGTTTGATCAGGAATCATTTTTTAGTTTCCATAGAATTCGCTACATTTACCACATGGCTAGATACAAGATAAGATTTAATTTAAGCAAGGGTGTCAACTACATGAAATGGAAGGTGACACATCCTGATGGTGAGGTTGAATACTTAGATCCAAATAAAGTGCGTCTAACGCTTAAAAATTGTCACCTCAAGAACAATCCTAAGACAGCTAATAAAATCTTAGCAGGCGCAAATAAAAGCGTGTGTGCATGGATCCTTTGTGATGATGTAATCCTTGAGGAACCCCACGGTGGAGATCCAATGGAAGAAGTGCAAAGACTCCGGTTCAACCCCAGGGTAGCAGCAAACTGGATGTTCAGAGATGTCAATGTTGACTTTGTGAAGTACCACAGGATAGAAAGCAGGGGTGATCGCCTTTATGTTATTTATTAGAAATCATTTTTTTCTTTGTAGAAAATTCTATATATTAGCTAAGTAACCAATTAAATAAAATAAATGAAAAAGAATTTTTTAGCAGTAGTTGTTTTTAAAGAATATTTAGGAGGACCTGGAGGAGCTGGAGAAGGAATACAGATTCATAAGATCGAGGCATCAGATAAAGATGAAGCAAGAAGCATTGTTTATGAAATGCACGGTATTCCTGAAGGACCATCTGAGGATGATTACGAAGATGAGGACGAATATTATGAAGCATCCGAAGAATGGGAGGAAGATAATGATGGTGTATGTGTCGAGATCTTTGATTACATTTAAAATTAGGAATCATTTTTTTTAAGGTGAAACAGATAGAACAAGCTAAAACAATTTTAGAATCCCACGACATACTCGATGGCAGGGATTATATAATTTCCCTACAAGGACCGACAGTGATACTAACCATAGAAGGTAAGACTAAAATCACTCCGCAGATAATTGACGAATTAATTCCCACAGGTGTAGGCGTAATGCTTTAAAGTTATGGGATTTTTTTATTTAAATAAAGCCAGCCTTAGAGCTGGTTTTTTTGTGGATCTTAGAAATCAACTAGGCAGATCTAGATGCACTGGGGAACCCCAGGAAGTCTGATCCAACTTAACCTATAGGTTTATTTTCAGAAATCATTTTTTTCTTTGTAGAAAAATCTATATATTAGCTAAGTAACTAAATAAACAGAGAATGAAGAAGGGAGATAGAATTAAGGTGACATTTACCAAAGACACATTACTAGTTGTATACCCAAAGTCAGACAAGCGTTATAGGGAAGGGTGTGAAGAAATGTTTTTGGAGGGACAAACATTAGAATTTGAGATCTTAGAAATCAAGAACGAAGGTGAGACTATAGAAGTTAAATTTCTTAGCGAGCTTTATTCAATCCATTACATGGGAGTTATAAGTAATATTATTTTTGTTTGAGTTCTTCAATAAAATTCAATATACTTTCCTCACCATCAATTGTTTTAACCGAGTCATCTAGATAAATAACAACAATTCTTGGCGGTAAATCGTTCTCCATAAATGATTGAATTTTTTCTATTCCTTTAGCATCTAATATTGTTTCATCAATATCTTTTAAATAATCTTTCATAATTTTCTTTTTTAATTGTTAAACAAAAATAATACATACTTATAACAACAAATATAAGAAATAAATCTTACTTTGTCTATTTTTTAATGAAAAGATTTACTTCTCATATTTGCAACCGATAAAACTTTTTTATTCCCTTCTGGGTTTAAAAATAATGATACGCATGGGAGAAGACAGTATTTTAAAATTATCTAAAATCCCAAGGAATCATTTTTTTCTTTAGATAGAATTTTCTACATTTGTATCGTAACCACTAAAAAATAAAAAAAATGGATAATCAAGAAGAAGAAAACATAAGGAAGGGCAAAAGTATGCTAGTAAAATTTGGGGTGATTGATCCCAGATTAGATAGAGCTGTTAGGAAATATTATAATGGAAGAAGATCAAACGATTCAGCTTTTGATGATATTTTTGAATTCTATTACGATAAAGGAGACCTTTCAGCCGCGGGTATAACTATAGCGGAGTACGATGAATTAGATTGGAATCCTAGCGTCAGTGTACGAGCGCAGGTTGTAAACTGTGCAGAGCTTGATGATGAATTATTTGATTATCTAAGAGGTATTGTAGATCCTGATTGGTACGATGATGACGATGATGACGATGATGACGATGATGACGATGACGGATGGTAGAAAAAGAATTAAAAAGATTTGGAATCATTTTTATTATTGTAGAAGAATCCATATATTAGCTAAGTAAATCAATTAAACAAAATCAAATGGAAAAACTAGCAGCAAAAATTAATCTAATTGTTGTAGCACTACTCGTTTTATCAGCAGCAGCGATCTTCTTCATCTCAGTGGTAAGAGGAGATTTAATAATTGGTATCATCGGAGGAGCATTAACTTGGATAGGAATACAAATCTTAAAAATCACAATCAATGAATCAGCGTAAACCAAACAAAACACTAGGAGACCTATACGTTGAGGTTGTCCTGGTAATAGGGATACCCTTAGGAATAGTAGCACTACTCAACTGGCTGACCCTATAATATAACGGGGTCCCCACCCGGAGGCCGCGTGCCTACGTGCGTACGTGAGGAATAAATCAGAAAAAAACGGAATCATTTTTTTAACCAGAGCATTTTAGATACATTTACCTCATGAACACTTACAAATTTAGAGCAGAATGCCTTCACGATGTGATACAATTCATGAGTCATGCTCCAGAGGTAATACAACAGATAGATGTACAAAAGGATGAAAGGTTTCCTGATTGCTATGTCACTCTTAAAACCACCTCAGAGATGTCAGAAGTACTAAATAAAATACTTGAAATGCAAGGAGACGTTCACGTTATGTTTGAGAGTCTTCAACCAGAAGGGGAATACACAGGAGAAAGAATAAGAAGCTTTCATTCATCATCAAAAGACAACTTCATGGAGAAGTAAAAAAGACTATTCTGTGATTAGTTTAGTTTGATTAACACCCAAGATAGGGATTCGGCTTCGGCTCGGATCCCTTTTTTGCGAGCCGAGGTTTTTTGACCTGGCCTGGATTAATCTCTGGGGAACCCCAGGAATCCTGATCCAGCAGATGTAAGAGAAGTGTAAACTTTTTTCAGAAATCATTTTTATTCCTGTAGAAAATTCTATATATTTGTATTGTTAATCAATCAAACAAAAATAAATGAAAGCAGAAACAAAAAAGAAATTAGAATTCTTAATGGAATTAGGTTTAACCCAAAATGAAATTAATGAACTTCTAGATAATCAATCTATTCTTGATGAATCAAAAGAATTCAAAAAAGAAGAAGTTGAAGAAGATGAAGATTACTAAGGGGTTAGTAATAAAAAAGGGAAGGAGACTTAGGTCTCCTTTTTTTGTGGGGAAAATCTAGACCAGCTAGATGCTCCTGCGGTGCCCCAGGAATCCTGATCCAAACCCCAATAAATTTTTTTTAGAAAATTCCACTTTTTTCCAAGAATCATTTTTTATATTAGAATATTCTACATATATTTGTATAGTTAATCAATTAAACAATATCAATTATGAAAAAGGAAATGACAGCAGAACAAAAAGCAAAAAAGGCGGCAGCTAACAAGGCGTACAGAGAGCGCAAAAAAATGCAATCTCAAAACTGGATGGAACTCGACAAGTTCGAAATGAGTTTCGAGCATAAAGTTCGACTTTTCAAAAACCTCAAATTGGAAATCACAAATTCCTATTGCGCATCTCCGGGGACAGTTTTGAAATTTGAAAAACTCACTAATAACGATAACACAATCGTTTATCGGGTTCGCCGCACAGGTCGAAGAACTTTCTTCACCACCTCCGTCCACCTTCACGCTCCCGCTGAATAGCCGGGACTCACCATAGAAAGGAGCTTAGGCTCCTTTTTTTGTGCCCAAAGGTTTCTGGATGTAGGCTGAGATAAACTCCTGGGGCTCCTCAGGAAATTTTCACATCTTCCTTATCTATAAGATTTATGGAAGAGATAGATAAAATAAAAAGATGGGGTTGTATAGGAATAGTATTCATTACTATCCTATGGACTTCACTTATCTACTGGGCATTGTCCAAAGCATTCTGAGGATCCTCCGAGAATCCCAGCTGGCCCAGAAATAATAATCAGGAATCATTTTTTTATTTGTGGAAAAATCTATATATTAGCTTGTTAATCAATTAAACAAAAGCCAATGTATTCTTTAGATTGTGATTATTACACAAAACAATTCCCATCCATCGATGATCTCATATCGGATATTATATCATCTGGCATGGACCCAAATTATGTAATAACCTATAATGGTGTACCCATAGGTTATCAAGCTATTGAGCTAATTCAATTTTAAGAAATCATTTTTTTCTTCAAATAGATTTTTCTACATTTACATTATAAAACAAATTTTATGTATTCATTAGACTGTGATTACTACAAAAAAGAATTCTCAACCCTTGATGAACTCTTGGACGATATTATACTATCTGGTATGGACCCAAATTATTTAATAACATACAATGGGGCCACCTTCAACTACCAAGCTATTGAACTAATAACTGGACGTATGAGCCAGCATTTCCCGAATGTTAACATTACCAAAGAACTCATGATGACATTTTGCAGTTGGGTAAAGTCCCGGAAGAATTAATCAAGCTATTGAACTAATTCAATTTTAAGAAATCATTTTTTTCTTCAAATAGATTTTTCTACATTTACATTATAAAACAAAGACCTACATGTTAATTTACACAATAATTTTTACCCTAGCTCTCTTGGTCCTAATAGCTACAAAAACGACAGGGATTGACCAACCCACACTAGATTATAAAGAGAGCTATGCAGCGGAGGTGAGTAATGCCAGCTACTTTACTCTGCCTCGAGGACAGCCCAGTAGATTGTGGGCTTCTATCATAACAAATAAATCACCGCCCCGTAACAAGGGTAAGCCCGGATATAATACAAGTTAAAGAAAGACCCTTATTACAGGGTCTTTTTTGTGGACTATTGTTTACAATAAACCTCCTATTGTAAACCACTGGGGCTCCGCAGGAAAATCAAGAAGAAGATAAGATATATATAGTATAAAAAACAAATTATGAAACATATTAGGCTTTACGAATACTATTCTGAATTACCAACTTCATTCAGTGTAGCAGAGATCCAAAACATGTCGGAGACGGACTTTTTAACAAACCTTAAAATGTTAAAAGATAAGGGAGACGAAGAGCAGGCTTTTTCGTTATTACAAATTTGGATGAATCACCATAAAGATGCGGCGAACGACATGGATTTCAATGCGAAACTCGGAGGTATATTTCGTGACGTTTCTCTTGAATCAGATGACAGCCCTAAGTCTGGCAATTTCCTTCATGATAAAGCAGTGCAATTGAACACTTATCTTGCTAAGAACAAACGTGAAGGCGTGGTAAAACAAATAGAAGAGGTAAAAAGAAATATAAAAAATTACGAAGAAATGCTTAGAGTGGCTAAAGATAGATTAGATAGATTAGAATTTGAAATGACAAAAACTATGTAATTTGAATTCATATAATAATAAGAAAGACTCTTAGGAGTCTTTTTTTGTGATCTAAACCACTGGGGCTCCGCAGGAAATCCAATGGTAGATGTGATTTATACTCTCATGCCCCCTCCGGGGGGACGCGTGCGTACGTATGCACGCGTAGGCACTTTTTTCAGGAATCGTTTTTTTATCTGTAGAAAATTCCATACATTAGCTATGTTAATCAATTAAATAAATACAAATGGAAAAGGCAGTAAATGTTTTAGCAGCAATTTGGGTAGGTGTTTTAATGTCAATGACAATCATCTCATTAGGCTATGCAATAGTTCAAGTTGTAACCGGCAATGTACATTCCACAGCAAGTTTTGAATTTTAAATGAAAACAACAATCACAAAAGAAGCCCTAAGAAAAGCCAGAATGGGCTCAGTAAGAGAAGACCAGAAAGCACAAGGTTTCTTTGATGGTAGATTTGTAACAAGATGTGAGGAAGACAAAAAGAAATACACAAGAAAAGAGAAACACAAATCTAAATCCTACTAAACAAAAACAAAATCTTTTAAACCCTAGGTTCGGCCTAGGGTTTTTTTGTGGGCTAAAAATCCCAAGCTATGGTAAATCCTCCGAGGCACCCCAGGAACTTTTCCATAGATTTATTTTTTATATTTCTCTATTTCTCCCATGCGGCACCCCAGAGTAACCCTATAAATTTTTTTTAGAAATTTCCACTTTTTTCCAAGAATCATTTTTTAGTTTGTAGAAAAGTCTATATATTAGCTAAGTTAATCAATTAAACAAAAACAAATTATGAAAAACACAGAAAAAAAACCAGTTGCTAAAAAAGCTACAAAAACCACTAAAGTTTCTAACACCCCTGATTGGATGACTTTGGACAAGTTCGAAATGAGTTTCACCCACAAAGTTAGATTATTTAGAAATCTAAAATTGGAAACCACAAACTCCTACTGTGCAAGCCCAGGGACTTCCCTAAAGTTTGAAAAAATCAAAAATGAAGATAATACAATTGTCTTCCGGGTTCGCCGCAATGGCCGCCGCACCTTCTTCACCACCAACGCGGAACTCCAGGCGCCAGCTGAAATCCCCGCTGAAATCCCCGCTGAATAACCGGGGTTTCACAAAACTTCAAAAGACCCTTCGGGGTCTTTTTTTGTGACCAAATTTTAGGACAGATCCTAATCCTCCTGAGGCACCCCTGGAACTTTACCATATATTCAGTTTTTATATTTAAAAAAAATTCTTATATTTGTAGTTCATAAAATATTTATTCTTTGGAGTAAGCCAGGAACCCTAGATTTATCTAGGGTTTCTTGTGTGTAAAGAAATCTAGATCTATGGTAAATCTCCTGCGGAACCCCAGGAAAAGAATCCAAAAAGATTCAAGAAATCGTTTTTATCTTTGTAGAAAAATCCATATATTTATATAGTTAATCAATTAAACAAAATAAAAATGAAAACAGCAAATGTAATTGGAATGGCTTGGGTAGGAATTTTAATAGCAACAGTTATAGTTGCTTTAGGTTTCACAGTTTATCAAGTATGCACGGGGAACTACCACGGCACAGCAAGTTTTGAGTTTTAATTAAAGTTTTGAATTTCAATTAAAAAAAATTCTTATATTTGTAGTTCATAAAATATTTATTCTTTGGGATAAACAAGAAACCCTAGATTCATCTAGGGTTTTCTGTGTGTAAAGAAATCTAAATCTATGGTAAAACTCCTGCGGCGCCTCAGGGATGAAGAATCAAAAAAGATTCAAGAATCATTTTTATCTTCGTAGAAAAATCCATATATTTATAATGTTAATCAATTAAAATCTATCACATGAAAAAACCACTTGTAATCTTCATCACACCAAATGGATTAATGGTTATAGAAGATATCATAGCTAACTAACACAACCACACATCAGAAATCAAAAGGGAGGATTGTATCTTCCCTTTTTTTGTTTAACAATTTTTAAGAATCTATTAGACAACCGAGGAGGCACCCCACGAATATATAATAGACCAATGTATGGTTAAAGTGCCAGTGAGTATAGGAGAACTAATTGATAAGTTATCAATCCTCCAAGTTAAAAAGACAAAAGTCAAATCACAAGAGAAATTATCATTTATAGAGAAAGAGTATAATCTCTTATATGAGATGAGTTGTGATTATCTAAAAAACAATGACATTCAAAACACATTTAATGAATTAATAGCAATCAATCTTGCTCTTTGGGAAATAGAAGATTCACTAAGAGTAATAGAAAGCACAAAACAATTTGATGCCCATTTCATTGAATTAGCAAGAAGTGTTTACTACACCAATGATGAGAGATTTAGACTCAAAGATAAAATCAACTCTCTTACACATTCAGAAATCAAAGAACAAAAAGATTACCAAGGCTATCTATAAATTCCCTGCGGAGCCTCAGGGACTCTTCATTAATTTGCAAATGCCTAAGAAAATAATAGATAGAATCTTCTCTGGAATCATTTTTTTATTTGGAGTATAATGAATATATTTACTCTATAACACACAACACATGATAGCAACAATAATAGTTATAATAAACATAGTACTTCTAGAAGTCATCCTAAGTATAGATAATGCAGCAGTGATGGCAACCATGGTTAAAAAGCTTCCACAATCCCAACAAAAGAAAGCCCTCACCTATGGTATCTTAGGAGCATACCTCTTCAGAGGACTTGCACTCCTCTTTGCATCCCTACTCCTCTCCATAGCATGGCTGAAAATAGTCGGAGGCGCATATCTGTTCTATATAGGTGTCAAAAGCCTCTCCCCTAAAACACCAGAAGGAGAAATTAAATCATCTCCCTCATTCTGGACCACAGTACTATCAATAGAAGTAATGGACCTTGTCTTTAGTATAGATAATGTCTTAGCTGCAGTAAGCTTCACCAAAAATCTCAACCTCATTATAGCAGGAGTATTCATAGGCATCCTTGGTATCAGATTTGCCACCACTAAATTCATCAACATCATCAATCAAAACCCACAGATAGAAAAAATAGCATACATAGTTATATCAGCACTAGGACTAAAACTCATCCTCTCCTATTTCTTACCATCCCTAAACACTGAATCAGTAGACCTAGCCTTCTCTATCCTCACTCTAGCAGCATTTACCATCCCACTAATCAAAAAGAGATAAAATAACACCTCTATTATACAAGGGCCTTTTAGGCCCTTTTTTGTGACCCCACTTTTTGCCAACTCTTATCACTTCTTTCTCTGGGGCTCCTCAGAGGGCTAAAGCTACCCAAGCAAGATTAAGCTCCCTGAGGCACCCTAGCGAAACCCCTCATCAACCCAAATATTAACCCCACAAAAAAGGCCCCTTTAGAAGAGACCCTTTTTGCTTAGTTCTGTAACCAACTAAAAAAGATATATGGAGATCTTTTACATAGCTAATATAGAGATATTTCTACAATTAAAAAAATGATTCCTGGGACTAGCTGAAGTTTTTTTAGTGGTCCAAAATGGCTAAAATGAGGGCCCTAAAAAGGGAGGTTTTTAGGGGGCTAAAATGGCTAAAATAAGGGGGCTAAAAAAGGGGGCTAAAATGGCTAAAATAGGCCCTTTTTGACCCCCTTATAAAAGTGTGCTATGGCCCCGGGGGATATATGTAATTTGGCCCCCGGCTTAGGGCTAGCAAAATTTTACGAGCCTCCCAAAATGGGTTTCTCTAGGGTTTACTCCGGACTATCTAGGAGGGTCTTGGATTGGTCTAAGGGAGTTACCCCTGTACATTATATAGGTTATCTCTGATTGTATAGGGGTGGGGCTGGGCCTTGAACAAGTGGTGTGTTCCAAAACCAAAATTTTTTTTTACAGAGAAACTATGGGTTCCTAGGGCTTCGCCTCGGTGATATATAGATGTATGAAACATATTAGACTATTTGAAAGTTTTAAATCGAAACCAAAATATATCATAATGTATATTAATAATTATCTGGATGAAGAGAGAAAGCTAAAGATTTTTGATGATTACGAAAAATGCCTTTATTATTTATTTTGGTTATATCTAAATCATAAGGAATTTGATAAAAGACGGGATAAAAAGGAAGATACTCCTATTCCTGGGCCTAATCCATTTTCATCTTCTTTAGGAATTCCTGATGGTCCATGGAAAATATCGGTAACTAAGCAAGACACCCCTGGTGAGATAGGATTTGGTGAATTCATATATCTTAGTTATCTTGAGGGATACAATCAAATAGATTCGGAAAAAAGATTGGACATTTTAAAAAGAAGTAATTCATGGGATGAATTCCTGAAAAATTTCAAGCCTCAGGGATCATTAGATATTATTGAATACATCTACATATCTATGGATGATATAGATCCTTCTTCTGATAGCTTTTATCCTACTCCTGATCCTCTTGAAGATATTAGTCAAAATCAGATACTTTTAGATATGAACAAGCTTCCTGGAGGATTAGATTCTTTGATACCTTATTCTGTGTATAAGGAAGATCCTTTTTTATATGTTAATTAATAGGGCCGGGGTCCTAAAATCTGGGTGTGTTCCAAAACGAAATTTTTGCGTGCGTACTGGAATGGGTGTTCCCTCGATGATATATAGATGTATGAAGTATATTAAGCTATTTGAAAATTTTAATGAGCCTGAACAGTTCTGTGAGTATTGTTTAGAGCCTGTTGATCTTAAGCTTCTTTCTTATGAAGATAAAAGATCTTTTATAAACACAGGGTTATGCTCTAAGTGTTTAGCTGCAAAGAATGATAAAAAATTTAATCCCGAGATAGGTTTTGATGACGTTGATGATTACCCTGAAATTGGTAAGAGAGGCAGTGAATTAGATTCTGCAGCTCTTGATGAATTGGAAAGCCTAGTGGAAAGGGCTATGAACTATCCGGTAACTAAGGATGGATATTTTAGGTTTTGGGCAGATTTCTTTAGATGGGAGGTTGCTAATAATTATTATGGGGGCACACAGTTTTTTACTTTTGAAGTAGGAGGTAAACCATCTAAGGATAGAAAAGAATGGATTTATAAGGAGTATTCTCCTAGAACTTTAAAAGCAAGACCTGCTCTTAGAATAGGGGTTAAGCTTTTGGCTCTTAGAAAAAGATTTGCACCTGTATGGAAGGAATCTTCTGACTCTTCTTTTATGAGAAATACAAATCCAGACGTTTCACCGAATACTCCATACCAGGATGATCTTAACAGGCTTGAGACATCTATTAAAGGGAACGTAAGAGGAGCCGTTATACATAATTGGAGTAATGCTGACCGTAAGGAATTCCATATGACACTTAGAAGAAATGCGTTGAGAAAAGTTGGATTGGCTAATAGACAAAAATTAATGGCTGATCTTGATTCAGGTGAATATTTTAAAAACCTTAGCTCTAGAGAACTTGAGGAATTAATGAATAATGCCTTAGATTCTGGTGATTTTAAAACTGTAGAGATTTTAAGAAAAATTATGTATCCTGGATAGTAATCCTATTTCTTCTATAATGGTGGGGCCAGGCCCTAAAAATCATCATTGATTGGTTTTAAAAATTTTACGAGCGCGGTGGAACAGGGGTTCCTATGGCTTCGCCTCGATTACATACCTTGCCCTCCGGGCTCCTAGATTTTTCTACAGATCTTAAAAACGGCCCTTGGGGCCTTGAGCCTAAGAATTCATTGATTAGATCTTGGATATATAAGATATGAAACATATTAAGCTATTTGAGGGTTTTAACGAGGAGCCTATTGTTATACCACAGTTTGTTAAGGATAGGTTAAGAGATCTGTGTCAGTACTTACGGTCAAGAGATTTATGGGGTTTGAGTATAGATTGTAATATTTATTATAGGGATGACGGGACCTGGAAAAGCGATTGGCCTATTAGAATTCAAAATAACGAGGGTAAATATGGAGTTTATATTCACTTTAATAGAACCCCAGAGAATTTAAGTGCTAGTGGGGGTATGTACTCTGATAAGAATCCTCATATCTATTTTACTAAGGAGACTAATCCTCGTGAAGTGGGTGAGGATATTTATATCCCTTCAGACAATCCATTGGGTAGAGCGGCTTCTGGGACTCTATATAAAGGAACATATTTATCTGGACGTGGCTATATCAACCATGTAATTTCTAGAGCTTGCGGAGAGGATGAAGAATTTAAAAAATTATTATGGGCTCTAATAACAGATATACAAGGAATTTTACCTTATTAATCAAATATATCGTATGATCTTTGTTAATGTATACGAGTACTCTTCAACATCACATGGCGATTATATAGTGTATAGATTTTACTCTGGTGACACCGAGGATTCTGTGAAACGTATGATTATAGAGCATACCATCGATTCGTGGGATGGTGCCGGTGATGTAGTTGTAGATGCTTTGGAAGAATTGAAAGCATCTTTGAGTTTTAAGGAGATTGCAAGAGAGATAAATGATATCATTAATGATCTAGTTATTAGTGATAATGGACAATTACAGGAATATGATTTAATAATAGGAGATCCCACTTCTGATATTTCATATGGTTTAGATCTTTATGATGACTATAAGAGTGTAGATGATAATGATAATTATCAGGGTGTTGATTTTTATTTCTATGGTGGATATGCTATTAAGGTACAGAAGCTATTTCCTTATGCCTATGATCTCATGAAAAATTATGGTGTTGTTATAGACAATAAAATCTTTGACAAGATGGTTAAGGAGTTGCTTTAATATATAATAAATTCTATGAAACACATTAAGCTATTTGAAAGTTTTGGTATAAAATACAAGGTGATTGCAGTTAATATGGAAACCAGAGAAGCTGTGGGTGTGTTTCCTTCGTATCGAGATTTAGAGGATAATGCTAAAAAAGGTGCTTCCATGTTAAGTAGATTTGGAGCGGTAGAAGGAGCCGAAGATATCTATGATAGTCTTAATCCGAAAGCAACTGATCAGAGTTATTATTTTGTTTACCCTATGATAGATATACCAGATGATCATGACATTGTTGTTTGTAATAACTCTTCAGGAACTCCTGAGATATCTACTATGTCATCTAGGGATTTAAAAGAACCTGCTGTGGGTGATTCTTCTATGTATAATTGGTATACGAATGATGATGGTAGTGTTCATAATGTTTATTATAGAGTAGACAGAAATTCTGGAAAATTTGTAATGGTGGGAGCGTATGGACATGTTGATAGAATGAGTCCAGATGAGATAGTTGAAATGTATAACTACGGCGCATCACTTTAGATATATAGAAAAATAAATATAAATAAATGAAAAATAAATTTACATTGTTAGCCGTGGCTCTCTTGATGTTTACAAGCTGCGGTATTTTAAAAAAATCATCCTATTCCCCCCCACCTTCTGGACAGGTACTTACTGGTGTATTGAACACTGTGATTCAAAGCGAGGCGGTTCAGAACTATCAATTTGTAATTGAGGATGGGTGCACGCCTTCAGTTCTTAATGATCTTGAATTTTGTAACTCTGTAAAGAGCAAGAATGATATAACAACATCTGTAGTAGATCAAGCGTGTGTTGATGCTTGTAATGTTGCTTATGATATTTGTCATGGCGGATGCTCCACTATCGACTGGACTTGTAACAACTGTTGCACTAAGGAGTGTAAGAAAGGAAGGGATCTATGTAAAGATGCCTGTGGCTATTTAAACGTTAAGATTGGATATTACGAATACCAGGTGATTAATGCTAAGGGGCTAGGAGCTCTTAGAGTTACTAGTGTGACTGATCCGGTTGTTGATCCTAATAACGACACTTTGTTTAGCGTGAATATCACTATGGATGTACCCGCTGAGGTGACATCCAAAGTTCATTATGAATTTCAAATTGATGGCACTCCTGCTATTAAAGGAGATATGACACTTTCCACTACTGGGGTGTCTGCAAAAGGAACTGGAATTCTTAAAGATAGATGTGGTGATGGCTACTACTTGGAGATCACTACATTAACTATTGATATACCGGAGAACATATTTGATAGTAACGAGTTAACTAAGATAGCTGAAGAGCTTATGATTGCTGTTTCCGATCTCACATTTGGGACTGTTGATCTGAGAAAAAAACTGATGGATAAATTAAATGACACTGTAAGTAAGCAAGTGATGAAAGCTCTTAACGAAGTGCTAGATGACACTAAGATTGCTCCTGCTGGTTGCTGAGAAATTCCTTACGTATTTTATGAAAATCCCGCACATAGCGGGATTTTTTGTTTGTATATGATTTAGAATCATTTTTTTTATCTCTTTGAATTTTCTATCTTTGGTAAAAACACAGATATGGCTTTAAATTATGATCTTAGAGAGATAAAGAGTTATAAGAGACTTTTTGAAAAATCTACAGAAACTGGAGGATCCAAAATGAAGGATGTTCCAAGGACTATAGTCATGAGCACTATAAGTGTGGGGATGAGAGAAATCACCAAGGATAATTATAGAAAATTCTACAATCGGCTTAGTCTGCTTGAGAATGTTTATGGGCATTTTTTCTACGTGAGGAGGAGGGGAGGTAAAATGATTCCTCGACCTATTACTTTAGGTGAAGTGGAGAGAATGATAGGACTGAAGACTAATGCTTCTGAAATTTCGAGAACTAAGTTCTTAAGTAGAATTGATAAGGATAAATTTTAAGAATCATTTTTTTTAAGGATGAAGGATTTCTAACATAGCAAAAAAATAATCATGGAAAAGAAAGAGGTAAGGGTGCTTAACGCAATCCCAGAGAACATGACACTAACTGAATACTTTGACTCGTTGGATGTCTTTGGAAAAAGAGAGTTGATTGATGAGCTAAAATACATGGGCGATGTTTATGCTAAGAATTTATCTAGGAATATGATTCTTGCTGGTGTATCTTGGTTGTGTTCTTTCTTGTGTTATTTTGGAATACAGGAGACTTGGGCAATCTATTACTTGATCGGTATCAATATCCCTTTAACAATCTTCTTTTGGCTGAATGTTAGAAACTTTACCAACTACAAAGGGGTTGCTAAGCATTTAGAAAAACGAATGGGTGAACAATAAAAATAGCATAATGGTAAAAAGAGGATTATCTGGAATTTATTTCAGAGCAAAAAACGAAGAGACGGGGAAATTTGAAAATCTCGTGTTTGAGGACTTATCTGAAGAGCAGCAAGATGAAATGATGAATGGGAGATCTGAGGAGTGGCTAAAGAGCTTAGCAAAGCAATTAGCAAATACCCTACGGACCATTGGTGATCAATTTGATATTTCAGTGGGATCAGATGAGTAACAAGAAATATAAAAAAATGGAATATAGAATCAAGAGTATCGAATACTTCGACGAACATGGAAAATCTAAATACTTAAATTACTTCATAGAGTATAGAGTGAAATTTTTATTCTTTTGGGAAAGATGGAAAGAGGTTACTCATTTAAGCTGCGGAATGTGTGATTGTCATAATGTAACAACATACTTTAATAGTTTAGAGGAAGCAGAAGAATTTGGTAAAAATCATTTGTGTAGTGGAAAAATTTATGACGGGCATGAGATTACCACTATTAAGACTTTAAGTTGTAAATCTGAATAGGATGACTAAAAAGGAAATTGACTTGATAAAACTCAAAGCTCAGTACGAAGTTCTTTCCGAATTAGAAAGTGCATTTCCTGTATCTTCAAAACATGCAGTCTTCCTATTGATCCAGAAAAAAATGGACCAGCTGATCGCTATCATTGAATCTGATGAAAAAAATCAGAAGAATGAGTTTATTGGTAAATTCTTACAGAAAGCTATGAAAGATTATAATCTCTCGTATGGTTTACAATATTACAACCTTCTTGCTGAGAAGTCGGATCTTGCTGAAAAAGCCTGGACAAAACACAGAAAAAAACAGGTGGTAAAATAGAGAAAGTAAAACACGTTATCGTGGATGTGTGCTAACGTACTGAAACTTTTAATTACTTTTGTATATATAATAAAAATGGGCCCGCTTTGGATTTGACAGGCGGAGGTAGTTCTTTGAAATGATGCAGGCAGGGTTAGATTGGAAATCCTTAATCACCTATCAAACAATAAACGCAAACGTTTACAACGCAGAGGATATGATGAGTATCCCAACTTCTATTACTCGCGTAGCGGTAGCAGAAGAGGCTGAGTTGCTAATGGCAGCTTAACCGGCGGGCCGCACCGGCCTAGGAACAGAAAGGTGATGGTGGAGTCAGGTCTTACCTTAAAGACCGAAACGGAAATTCGGTTCATCCCGAAGAGTACACAGACCGAGCATTAAGTTTGTAATAAAAGAAATGCAAAAAAGTTTGTCCGTGTCGAATAACGGAATAAGCCTGTGAATGAGTTTCTTGAGCATTCGATCTGGACGAGGGTTCGACCCCCTCCGGGTCCACTAGATTTAATCCCACTCTTATGGAGTGGGATTTTTTGTGGTTATTGATTTCAACATTTTTTGGTAATCTGGAGAAAGTAATGATGATCCCTCTATCAGAAACTCCATATAATCATTAGTAGGATTAAGCCCTTCAACTAGATAATCTTTCTGGGCTATGTATGTTATACATTCAATTTTTTTACCATCGGAGATAACATTAATCTTTTCCCTTCTGTAATGTAAAGGAGCACCCTCGAATTTATCTAGTTTTTCAAGGTGTGATTCACTTATATCAAATATTATCCCCTCTACTGTATCACCTTCGCTTTCTTCTATGTTTGCAAAAGACCAATCCCCTTTAGAGGATTTTTTATTAAATTTTAATACATAATTGTTAAGGATTCCGTGAGATCTAGAAAGAGGAGTTACCCCTCTTTTTATCATTCTAGAAACACTCATATTGGAACCGTATGCAAAGTATTTTACCATTATAGATTAGATCATAATGATTTCAATCGATCTATTGGAAAATTATCAATAGAATATTTGGTAACTATAGCATGAGAGTTTGGTCCTCTTAGGTTCCGAGTTAAGTTGTTGTATGTGTCTGTTATATCGGTAGTTTTTGTAACAATCATACCAGCTTCCTGTGCTTTTTTCATTATGAAATGGCCATATATTCGGGATCTTCTATCGTCACCTTCAGACTCTGACTTTGCAACAACTATAATGGAAATGAGATTGCCGCCTTTACTTCTTTCTTTAGCCCATTCTTTTACTGCCCACCATACACTCCCCATAACATCTTGCATATTATTTCTTCCTGTGAGATCGTCCGTATATTGATCTCCTGAGGTTTCTGCTTTAGATGAGAAATGTATTTCGAGTGTTACTGTGTTGTCCTCCCATCTTCTAACTAGAATAAAAACACGGTATGGGTATCCGTCTATCTCAAATTCATATGTTATATCCTCATCCCTTGCAGGAATCTTGTTTATAACTTTGATGTCTGGGATTGTGTCCCACATCTCATTAAGAAATTGACGGTATTTAAGTAAGGAACTCATTCAATTTATATATCCTTATTTTATAGGTCATGATTTTTTAGAATACCTATTATTATAGTTTTGAGCGTACTTATCTAATTCTTTAGGATTAGATTTTAAATATTGTACCTCCTTAGATGTTAATGGATATATCTCCTTTATTAATTCCCCCATTTTTTTAGTAAGAGCCGGGGTGAAATCTTTTTGTGTTCTATACGGAGAAAAATAATCTATGAATCCCAGTAATTTTGCGGGGTGTTCTTTAGGATCTGTAGAAATACTAGGATCTGATATTTTTCTAGTAAGTATGAAAGTTCCGTATCCTTCTCTTCCTCCGTCTAGAGGGTTTGTGTTTCCCTCTATTCCTGTCCATGTTCCTGCTGATTTATCTACCGAAAGAACTATTCCAGTATGGCCCTTTCCTGGATATGCTCCTTTTTTATCTCTGCTTAGATAGCAAAAGACCATGCCTGGTAATATTTTATTTGCGTCCATTCCTTCTGTATAGACTAATTTTTTACCTTTGGTTGTTTCCCAGTGATATTTAACCGCTGCGCTGCTTGGTATTTTACTAAGATCCTCTGGTTTAAACTTTGTTTTAGATAGAGCACCTTTAACGAAGCCAACACACCAAGGATTTCCTGGGGTTACATTTACTCCTTTTAGTAGGGTTTCGACTTCTGGTCCCTTATTGCTTCCCCTCGGCTTTTCCTCTGCTATAGAAGATTTAATTGCAGAATAAAAACTATCTATTAGATTTTTATTTTCTTGTGAGGTGTTTACAGACTCTTGGAGACTACTTTTTTGTAGATCATTATTTTTAAAATTCTCGAAAAATAATATATGCTTCATTGATTATTTATCCTTTAGTTTTTGTGTTTTTCTTTTGGATGCTTCACACTTAGATACCGCGTAATCGTGTGCTCTCTTAAGCCTACTTTTAGTGTCCGGATCTTTTGCTCTTCTCACAGCAACACGCAGTCTTTGTTCTATGAGATTTAGTATTTGTGACTGTCTTTGATGTGATTTGGATTTAAAAGCTTTACTGTTAACTGTTGCTTGTACGTCTTCTTTTGTACGAAATTTAACTGGAACGGTGTCACTAGGATTCTCATCCGTGTATAGTCTTCTCCCTGATCCTTTAGGTTTTTTTCCTGTGCCTTTTCTTGGATCATTTCCTTCGTTGATAAAATCATTAAAGTTTGACAGATGCCTCATGTGGTATATATTAAAAAAAGAATATATAAAGCATGATACAACACTACGAAGAATTTATAGCAGAAAAGAAAAATCCATGCTGGCCTGGTTACAAGCAGATAGGCACAAAAAAGAAGAATGGTAGGATGGTTCCTAATTGCGTAAAGGAAAGTGAACTTTCTGGTTACTCGCAAGATTCCTATATAAACGAGGAAAGCGAATCCCACCAAGAATTTGCAGAGAATAGATTAGCGGGAGCAACAAAAATATCCAAAGCGGCAAAGGAGAAGGGTGGCGATGCTCTACTAACATACCATCATTTTCACGTGAAACTTCCATATTATCAAAAAGCCGTTGATGGTGAATTAGAGATGGAAGAACTTAAGGGTGAATATGATAAATTACTAACGGATCTTTATGAAGCCACTAGAAATTCTATGAATATCACGCAGGTAAAATTCCAAGAGCTTGTTGGAAAGATAGAAGTTGTAGGTGAGCTTTTAATTGAAAACAATAAATAAATGGCATTTTGAAATATATTAAACTATTCGAGTCTTTCCTTAACGACTCCTCTACTATTATATTATTCGGACCCCAAGGGGTTGGTAAAAGCACACTTGCAAAAGAACTAGGTAAACAACTAAACATGGAAGTAGTTGGATCCGATGATTTTATTGATCAGGGAAATTGGTCAAAAGAAGAGATATGGAGTAAAGGGTGGCAAGTTAGAAAACAAAACGAATATAAAGGTATGATTAAGTACCTTAATGATAATTTAGGTAAGCCTGTTATATTGGACGTTGGTGGTAGCCATGGAGTATGGGACGGTAGAATGTTAGAAGATATTATGAATATGCTAGAACCATATCCTAATAGATTCTTAATAATACCTTCTAAGAATGAAATAGAAAACCAAGAGTTTTTAAGAGGTAGATTATTGAAAAGAGAATTGGATATGCACCCATCCAATATTAAATATTGGGAAGCTGTTTTGAAGGGTGATACAAGCTTTGCAAAAGATTTTGACCAAGAAAAAAGGAATGAATTTTTAGAGAGAGTAGAACTAGTAAGGAAAGAAGAAAAATATAGAACAATGGCTATGAATATGCTTAAATCTAGCCAGAACAGATATAACTCTCTAAAAAGCGGGGTTGAGTGGATGGTTTACGGTAATTCACCAGAACAAAAATTCGATTTTGAAATGAATAAGATTGAGGATTATTCTAAGTTCTTTATAGACACGATGAAAAATTCAGGAATAGCTAATCACATAATTTATAATAAGGATAAGCCCTCCAATTTGTTAGTTGATGAAATAAAAAAATTATTAAAATAGAATGAGACATTTAAAATTATTTGAATCGTTTATAGCTAAGAAAAATCCTAACTATAAAAAACCTGAGTATGAATTTAAAGAGTTCTATAGGGCTTTTAAATCTTATCCAGAGTTAAGAGAGCTTCTCCCCTCGGAGATAGACCAAGATATATTTGATATTAGAGAAGATGGATTTGGGGGAGAGCCAAAATGGTTAGAAAACCACGTGGATCCGCCTAGCAAACCGGGCGAAATAACAACTGATGAACTCTTAGATATAGCTGAGGAAAGAGATCCAAGATTTGTTCCTTTTATTCTTTGGTGTCGTGAATTATTTGAATGTGGGGAAATGGAAAAGATTCCTCTTGATTATTTAAGGAGAGGATTAGCTACTACATTTAAAAATCATGATTGGGATATTTTAGAGAAAGATCCGGATTATTTAGGTAAATGTGAGAGCGAATACAATAAAGCAATCGAAGCAGGATTAGACGACTATACCCTTGGTAATACATTAGGGCTTGTAAAAAAATATCCAGACATTGCTATAAACATGGCTCAATTCTGGGCGACTTACATAAAAGGATCCATAGCACACTTTAACCGTGTTGAAGAAAGTGGAGGACAATTACCATGTACACAGTTTATATTGTATAGAGGTAATTACTACACAATAGGAGGTAGAAGAAGAATGTTCTGGCACTTCTATAATCACATAGATCCCACAGTTTGGATAATGGAACAATAAGTGTATGTATTTATTAGAAGCTTCACATTTTGATACCACTTACGGAAGGGCTAGTTATGGCTATTATCTTATCGGATACAAGAGCGACGAGGAATGTAGAAAAAAAATAGAGGATATCCTTTTCGATCTAGAATTTGAAAGAGAACACGCTCGTATGATTATAGATGGGATACCTGATGTTTCTTTTGTTCAACATGGGGAGGATGATCATTATGAGGTTAACAAGATTGGAAGAATAAATTCTCCTTGTGAGTTCTATAAAACTATAGCAGATAGCTATTATAGATTTAAGAGTTATATGGACGATGACACTAACACTGAATATGATGAGTACTACTTTACATATTATGACGAGGATTATTTCGTAAGCGGTGACAGTATAAATAGCAACAACCGCCACTTCTTTTATAACATAGAATTAATGAGAAGATATAGAATATGTTTTAATCCATTAAAGAATCTTATAAAATAGGATATATAATAGTAAATAATAAAAAAATGAAAAAGCACCTTAAATCTTTTGACGATTTCTCTTTAAATGAGGGGATATTTGACATCTTTAGAAGTAAGAAAGAAATGCCTCCTAGCTTTGGTTATTCACCGGATAAGAGTAAAGACTCTTATTTAAAATCCGCTACACATTCACAGATAAATATAACTTATGAAACCAGCTGGGATGCTTCTTTTGTTATTGATATTTCGGGAGATTTAATATCAAAAGGGAGAGATAGCTATGTTATAACACCTAGAAAAATTAAGGTTTTTCCTACATATAAAGGATCAACATACGGTGGTACAGTAAATAATATTCCTATCGATTTTTATGGACATTATTATAATAGGGGAACGGATCAATATGAGAAAAACCCAATTCCTTTACAACAAAGTCAGCGTTTGAGTGAAATTGATGATTTGGAGGATGATATTAACAGAGAAATGCAGTCTCATATAGGAAAAGATTTAACACTTAGTTTTTATGAATTGGATCTAGAAGCTTGGGCAGAAGAACATTCGGACCCTCTGTTTATAATGGGAAAGAAAACTCCTAGTTGGGTAAAAAATGGTGTTAAGCTTCCTTTGATTGAAGGAGGGGAACTTCCAGAAACAAATTTATTAGACGATAGAAATAGGTTAAAAGAGGCTATTTGGGTAAGCATCTCTGGGATGGGATATGCCTTTGCAAGACCAGGAAATGGTATATTGAGAGAAATATCTGTTTATAGCACAGAAATGTGGTAAAATAAAAGGCAAAAAATGAAAACATTCAATGATTATAAATACGGGAGATTAGATGAATACCAAGCTCCTTTTTATTCCTCCGCCGAAAAGATCAAGGCAATAGTTTCTAGCGACACTGTTGCTAGTAAAATGGGAATGCAAAGTGTAGATTATATAAATCAAAAGTCTGAATTAGTTTACGCACTTAAAAGTAATGCTGTTCCTGGATATTATTTTAAGGTCACTTTAAACGAGACGCCAGGAAATCAGTACGGGGAAGGTAAAAAATATTCCGTACTATCGGTAGAAAAACTCGTACCTTAACAGATGAGATATATTAAATCAATAGATCAATTTATAAACGAGCAGCTATTTTCTGATGCTAATAGATTTGCTAAATTACTAGGTTTAGGAGGAGGTGAGGCAGGTGCTTCTGGCTCAGACTCTCCCAGCGGACCAGTTTCCACTTCCCGAAATGACGAGGCATCGTGCCCAAACTACGACTGCTGGACTCACTTTGGTAAGGATGCTTTTTGGAACGGAACAAGTCAAATAGGAGGTAGAACAGTACCAAAGATAACAATCCAAAAATCTCCAACATCTTTTAATATTAATTATGATGGACCTGCTTCGGGATTTCTACTTAAACATGCCAAAGGGGGTAAAGGAGATACTATCCATCAGTTATTAAATGTTCTAACATTAGAGCTTAATGAGTACCTTAAAACTATAAGTGTCAAGCCTGACGTGAAAAATATTAAGATGGAAATGGTGGGAAGTAAATTAAGTGTTTCTGTTCCTCTTGTTAAGGTTCCCGAAGGCGTCCACTATCTTATAGCAAGAAGAGGAGGATTAGGTCATGGAGGGGATTTTACTGGACTAATGAAATATAAAAAAATGGAAGGATACGAGGAGGCTAAGCACAAATCGGGTAGTCTCACAGAAAAGTTTGTAACGGTAATAAGCAAATAGTTTATACTAGTATGAAAGATCTTAAATATATTTTATTGTTTGAAAATTTTTCTAATGCTATTGATATTAATGAAAATGCTAAAGAAAATTTAAAAACATCCACTAAATTTTTAAGACTAAAGCCTAGATTTTTATCGAAGATCAAAAAGATCCTTGGTGTATCTAATGATAAAGAACTTGCTAAAGAAGACATCAAGCAATTTCAGAAAAAAAGAGGAATAAAAGAGGATGGTAATTTAGATCACAGAACTATTCTTTCCGGGTTAAAAGGTGAAGAACCAGATAACACTAATAATCTCTCCAAAGAAACCCCTACTATACCGGGTGAAAAATCTCCCATAAAAAATGCTAAAGCTAATGAGAATTTTATAAGTGAAGAGAACGAGACCGATTATTTAGCTAAATATACGTCGCAAAAAAAACAAGTAATAGGGTTCTTAAACTCGATATTTCCTTCAACGTTACCTTTTATAAATGATAAGGTTGATTCCGCTATCCCGCCTAAATTTGAAAAGTGCTATACAGTAAATTATCTAGTTTCCTCTAAGGAGGTTTGCTTTAGTGCGGGTCTTAGTGTTGAAATTAAATCAATAAAAATAAAAGACGCTACATTCACTGCTCCCACAGAGTTTAAAGCAGATGGATATGTTAAAGGTAAACTAAAAGGGACTGTTGATCTTAAATTTTTTGCCCATATTATAGGGGAAAAGGGAATAGGCGATGATCTTTCGATAGATTTCGAGCAGAACGTTTGGTTTTATAAATTCTCTCAAATACAGATATATCCTCCATTATTAAACATATCAACAAAGATCTATGATCTTGGGGTTGTTTGGGCTTGGGTTTCTAATAATAATTTCAAAATAGAAAACTCATTAATTGGAACATATAAATGGGATCTTCCTATCCAAAAGAACGTAAACACATGTTTTGATCCTAAAGGAGGACCTTACATAAAAAATGTATCATCTTCGGATCTTAATAAATGGATATCCATATAAAGGCAGGGAAGGATACGAGGAGACCAAGCACAAATCGGGTAGTCTCACAGAAAAGTTTGTAACGGTAATAAGCAAATAGTTTATTTTCGGATATATAAAAAATATTAGATAAAAAATGAGACACCTTAGATCTTTTGAAGAAATAAACGAACATCTCGGAGGCAGAGATACAAGCAGCATCGATAGAATGAAAGCTAAATATCCTAAAGGCATAGAAATACCACGGAGTATCACAGCAAAAGGGACGGGAGCTTTTGAAATTGGCGTAGACTCATTAGATCCTAAATCTAAAAAATTCTTAGATATAGTCCAATTAATTAATGATCTACTTCAAAACTCTAAAGGAACTGTTAACGTTACTGTTAGTGCTGGAGCCTCTGCAGTAGGACAGGGAAGATATGATAATCAAGGTCTTGCTGAAAGAAGAAGAGATAACACTATAAAAGCTCTTAAAAACTATCCATTCATTGACCCAAGCAGAATTAAATTTACCGCAGGTAAGGCGATTGTTGGTAAATCTACGGTCAAAGACTCAAAAGAGGCAGAAGCTGAACAATTTGTTAGTGTTGACATTTCTGGAACTGGAAGCTTAAATGTTCCTGTGACTGGAGTAGAAGGAGATAACACTAACGTTTATCGTCCTGAGCTTTTTAAAAATTCTTTAGATAAGGATGATAACATACCTGTAGATATAAAAAGAATCTGTATCCAATTACCTAAGCCTTATGTTGAAAAATTTGTTAAAATGTTAGGGGAATTTAGAAAGGAGAATAATTTTAAGACAATACCTTACGGAATCTATGACATCCTTCCTAAAAAATAATGGTGATTTCCTCAAAAAAAATAAGGACAACTTAAAAATAGATGAGGGTACTTCATTTGAAGGTATAAGACTTGCTTATAAAAGAGCTAAGGAAATTGCTTATAACGTTTTCAATGCCTTTAAAACTGAGGGAAGAGAAACCACAGAGATGATGAGGGTTTTCAATTATCATCTAAGAAAAAAACTCAGACTAGATACCAGAGGGGATCAACCAACAGAGGATGAATTTAAAAATGCACTGGAACAATTAAAAGAAATTCCTAAGCTAGCCCCTTATGCTATTATTTTATTGACTTCTCCTATACCTTTTTCTTCTACTATGTACACAGGTTTAGGTGTATATCTAAGAAAAATTTCTGGAGGATATATTAATTTATTACCTGATTCATTCAATGATATTTTCAAAAAGAATGAAATCGCTGGACTGGAAGAAAAACACAAGCATGGGAATATTCTTAAGTACTCTAAATTTTATGACGATTTTTTTGTTTATGAATCTATGATTAATGAAATAGGTGAAGCAAACATAGAACATCTTCCATGGAACGTTGTATATAGTAACAAAAAAGAAGCTCTCTATAGTTTCTATTTTGGGCCAGAACTTTACGAAGTACATATAGAAAGAAAATCTTTAGAAAACATAACTATGTATTTCTCATGCGACGGTAATCGTGACGATATTACTAATGCTGGGCATCCATTTACAATAATGGGAACTATTATCGGGATTCTAAAAGATTATCTTAGTAATAATCCAGAGGTTAAAACTTTTTCTTTTGTTCCTAGTATATCTTATGAGGATGATAGAAGAAGACTTAATCTTTACAAAGCCTATATAGTAAAGAACTTTCCTGGCGCAAGGATAACGACCGAGAATTTGCCTAGGGGATATGTTGGGGTTGATGTTACAATAAAGTAATGATAGCAAAGAGACCATTAAATATTGGGACTTTCGAGGTTTTACCTAAGGTAAAACAATATGAAAATTATCTGGAATTTCTTAATGATTATTCTAGGGATACACCTAATAGCGAAGGAATAAGAATAGCTAAATATAAGGAGGCTAATTATCTTCTGACAGAATTTAAAAAATTAAAAGTATCCCAATACTTGACTGAATATTATTACACTTTCGTAACTGAAATAGTTGTAAGATATGATCCTTATGGTACTGGAGCTTACAGAGAAGCCATCATAGATGATCCGATTGAGATTGTTAAATTCCACGAGGGAGAGCCTGCCTTGGGATATGATAACGACGGAGACGAAAGTGAATTCACGAGGGGTTCTAGTAGAATAGATGACTGGACTAATGAAAGTTCTGTATTTTTTTTAGTTAGATCGTTATGAAAAAAGATCCTAGATAATTTAATTTTTATGAAGGAGCTGATAATGTTTAAAACCGACAAAGAGGATTATCAGAAATTTATAATCAACTTTGGTATAATCCCTACACTTATACTACTTCAGAAATTTGAAACACTAGAACTTTATGAGGAATGCGCAAAAATTTTAGGAGCTATAAATGCTATAAATAAAAAAGCATTAATCTACAAACAAACAAAGCTAACAGACGATCTGATAAGTGAGGTGGTGGACGATTACAGAAAAATGGGAATGGAAGATATGGATAAAGAAAAATTAATGGTCAGATCTGAACGTTACGCCTCTATGTTTATATCCAATAATTCCTTTATGATTTTTAAATCTAAATAGATCCTCTTTTTATAGACAGATACCCATCCTCGTGATATTCAGCACCTATACTTTTCCAAAAATCCATACTCTCCTGTGTGGGCATTGCTAGGAAGTAGTTCACGCTGGGAAATTTATCAAACAATCTTCTTATTGCTAGTCTACCTATCCCTTTCCCTCGAAATTCTTCGTATACATGAATCCCTGCGATCTCGGCCTCATCATATCTAAGATTTTCCTTGTAAAACCCGACATCTAATATACCAGCTTTTCTGTTATTAAAATAAATTGCAAAGGATTTGTATTGTGGTGCTTCTTCCACTAAAACAAGATCGAGATGAGCTAAATCAAGATAGTGTTCTTCGAAAAGTTTAATGTGTATCATTGAGATATATATTTTTATCTAATAAATAATCGACTTGAGTATGAGCAGCAATGAGGATTTTTTTTATGATGTGTACCACGATATAAGAGCGAAAGGGATCGTGGATGATTTTTATACACAAATTGAAAAAATGAAATTTCAAGATCATCACAAATACAAAAGTGTAAAAGAAACATGGGAATACGCTTATAAAAAACTCACAAGCTCTAAATTTTCAGAATTCAAGTCTAAAAATCTTATTTAACCATTCAGGAACTTCTGGTATTTCTTCTAGAGAAGATATGGTAAATGGTGTGTTCTTGCCCCACTGATACTCCCATTTTTTGAATTTAGAAGGCGTTGTAAAGGCTTTACCGGAGTTTAGAATATCAAACCTTATATCGCCATCTGAAAGTCCTTTAAAACTCTTTATACGAGATATCTCTTTCCTCCTAAAATACACGTGAATGCCCCTCATGCTTTTTTCCCAGAATAAAGAATCCAGATCTATTTTGTTTGATTCTAATCTTCTTTTGAATTCTTCTACCGAATTTTTTGTTCCCTCTATATCAAGGCAAGATATACCGGAGTCGCTTAGATCTATCCCAATAAAATTATAAGTGGACCATAAGGGATTAATAGGATCTTCTATATCAACTTCGAGTAATCCTTTTGTGTGTTTGATGTTTCCTATTTTTCCTGTGCAATTTGTAAGGTATGTTTTAACCCCTAGTATCTGCCACCTTAACACAAAGTCTATAATCATAGGATATATAATATTATATTTATAAAATGGAAAAAAGAGTAAAGAGTTTCACACAATTTTTTGAAAGCACCTCCTCTGGAAATAATCAAAGCTATACATATTCTATATTTATAGAAGCAGCTGAGGAGTATGGATATCCAATTTTTGTTTTAAAGGAGAGTGGAGATCTTTTCGACGTCGATGGGAATCTTCTTGATGCTCCTGATGTGGATGATTTATTTGAAGAGTATATGGATGCTGAACATGGGCCTATGAATGGGATTGATGGTTTTGGGGACCTTGTTGATGCAGTTGAATATTATTTAGAGGATAGATCTGAAGAAAATTTGGAAGGTATAGATTCTTGGCTAGACACTTTAGGTATAGATGGGACGGATCCAGAGAAACTAGCGGATTCGTATGAGGGGGACAACTCATATTGGAACGAAACAGTATCTAAGTTCAACTCAAATATGAGAATTCAATTTGATGGTGATTATTTTGGAGAATTCGGAAAAAAAGCATGGAATTTTTTAGTTCTTTCTCCAGAAAGTCTAGATCCTGAACTTTATGGTCAGGATGCTATACATAACACTTCTCCTTGCTTCGATGATTTCTTCGATGAGTGTCCTTTTAATTTGTGTTATAATAATGATTCTGATATTTTGTATACATGGTCAGATGCAGGAAATCATAAATATGAATTCTTAGAGACAGGGTTAATGAAGCAGGATCTACAATTACCAATTATTGATGTCCTATTAAAGATATTAAATAGTGATAGAACTGAGATAATTACTCAATTAATTAAAAATTTCCTTTCAAAACAAACGGCAAGCCAATTATATAAGGAGATAATACAAAGATTACAAGAAGAAGGAAACTCTAAAATAATTAGCACAATAAAGGGAGCGAGAATGCTGGGAAGATTCGGTGTTATTTAAAAAATAAAATGAATTAATGAAACATATTAAACTTTTTGAAAACTTTGATCCTATAAATGAATCCGACTTTGTTGTTGATAACTATAAAATGAGTGCAACAAAAGACGGTGAGATACAAGTAGTGGACACTGCTGCTAATAAAACTTATGTTTACGTTGTTAGTGCAGGTGTAGTTGGGATAAAAGTTAAGGATTTCCCAGAGGGTAATTCTATTCTAGTTAGTGCTTTAGGTAAAAGCATAACTAGTCCTCTTTCTAAAGAAGGGACAACAATTAAATCCATCAAGGAAAATTTAGGGAAGTCTAAAATAAAGTTCGATCTTCCTGGTGCATCACTCACGCTGACATGTAAAACCGGATGTGAAAAATCTGCAGATAATGTTGCTAACATAAAAGTTACTGCGGAAGAAATGGATATAGATTTGAGTGATGTACTCGATTCAGCAAAAGAAGCAGGGCACAATGTCATGAAAGCGGTAGAGGGAGGAGCAGATAAATTAAAATCGCTCCTTAAATGGTAAAATTGTTTTTTTCACTTTAGTTTAATTTCTACATTTGTAAAAATAAATTAAGTGAGAAAAATGAAATTACATCTGATAACCATTCTTGTAGTAGCAACAGTGCTTTCAATTTTGTACTTTTTGTTAATAAGTCCAACTATAATGTCTTTTATTCTTTTGGTAGGCATAATATCATTAGGCACGTGGGCTTTGATTAAATTTTATAAATTTGTCTACGCGACAGTTAAAAATCTAGTTGGAAATGAATAAAGATAAAGCATTCGGCAAACTTATTACCTCAGATGGGATCGTTAAGGATTTGCAATTTTCTAAAAAAATGGTCACACTAAAAGAAATGCAGGATTGTGTTGGCGGATACATTGAATTCGTTTGGCTTAAGGATAATAAAATTCTCGTAGTTAATGAGGATGGAAAAATAACAGGATTACCAGATAATCTTACTGCCACTAAGTTAATAAGAGAACAGGGTATAAGCGACCACATAGTAGGCGATGCTCTTTTAATAGATCTTAAATACGTAGATTAATGCACAAGAAGGAAAAAAACAAACAATCTAATTCTTTTTACGCGTACAACAATTTAAAAAGACGAGTGATGGAAAATCCTAATCCAGAAGAAAAAGACTGGATAAGACTAAAATATGAGGATAAAATGGATTGGATTAACAAACACGGAAAGATCCTAGAGTTCTAGATTATCTTAATTCGTAGTAATCTATTCCATTCGTTATCACCCCATAGATGTTGTCATCTATTATAAAATTATACGCTCTTCCTATTATAGATTCGGGAAGTCTTGAAAGATCTCTTTTAGAGACAAGAACCGCTATAGGCTTTTCCCTCACGTATCCACTAGGACTCATTACTATCTCTCTATTTAATATTTTAGAAAATTGATTAACTGAAGCCATCGAAACAGATCCTGGATATTTCCATTCCTCTTGGGATATTAAATAGGGATCAATTAAATCATCAATAGCAAAAATAAAAGGAGTTTTACCGGTTTTTGTAATCAGGTATTCTAGCTCACTTCTTGTTATAGGAGCAGGATCTTTCGTAAAGAAATTTTCAAATAATATTAAATTTTTCATTTTTTCATTTCTTTAATTTCCAGCTTATTGCTCCAGCCCATGAGTCTTCCAGAGTTCTGAGATCGAAAGGAATAGTAATCTTTCCTGTTGCACTACCAGAAGTTCCCATTACTCTGTACGTCCCCCTTTGTCTATCTAAGTCGTGGATTACTCCTTCGGAATTTCCTGAACTTACTCTATCCCCTATTTTTATGTAATCTAAATGTGGGTATTTAGAAGAGATTTCTTTCTCTGGCTCTTCCTCTACAACTAGTAAAATTTTATTTATTTTATTTTTTAATATTTTCTCTAGATCTGCTCTTATTTCCACTTCTGGATCCTGGGATATTTTTTTCAATTCATTTGTAGCATAGTCAAGTACTGAGTTCAATAATATTTTTTTCTCGCCAGCATTAATAATTATTGGGGTTGGTTCTTTTAATAAATAACCTCCTGGTCTCCACATTCTTCTCTCTATGCTTTCCGCTGATGTTCCCTGCATATCTGCTACTGCATCTAAGAAAGATTTTTTAAGGAGATTAACTTTATATCTTTCGTCCGGCTCGTATTTTTTACCGCTTGGTCCAAAATTGTATAGGGCGTAACAAAATATATTTTCATTTATTTTTTTTATTGATTCTTTGGCGATTTTAGAGAAGATGTCAGATCCTTTTAATCTTTCCTCAGTTATATTTTTTGTTATGTCTACAATGCCTGATAGAATTTCAACTATTTTATTGGAGATATCTCTTAGGTCTACTCCTTGATTTATATTATCGTCTATGATGATCATTTTTCCGAAGTTGCCAGCATTATCCCCTAATCCACAATGGTGTACAGCGCTTATAAATGCTTCTGTTGCTGTGTTATATTTTGGTCTTAGCGAGCTTCTTATTCCTCCCATTTCCCCGGAGGATCTTATTTCAAAGCTAGGATCTTTCCCTTCTTGTGCTTGTATTGATAGATTAGCTATCATTCCATCTATCCATGGCTCTACCCTTCGCATAGTGGGTGAATATCTAGGTTTCTCGTCTCCTTTTCTGTGTATTACTTTGCCAGTCCTTTTATTGATTACATCTTTCTCGTAGTATCCTCTGGGTATATCAAGCTCTGATTCTATTTTTCTGTTATATGAATCCCAGTCTACAGCCTGCATAACATCTGTATATTTTATTTTTGGTATACTGATTACTGTAGCATTTGGATAGATATTTAAAAAAGATCCCTCCATTTTCTTAACAAGATCCCTGCTACTTCCTATGGTTACTATGTAGTCTATATTTCCCTCTATATTATTTGTGAAGGTGTATCTAAAAAAATCCTCCAAGGTTTCACCAGGAGCCATCGAAAAACGGTCATCTTTTAAAGGATCCATTATAAATTTCTTAGCATTATCACCTTCCTCTGTGTCAGCAACATATGGAGTTCTTGGATAAAGACCAAAATATATTTTTATATTTGCTATACCTCTTTCCGAAAAATTAAGATTGTTTGGATTTATTGTTTTTAGTAGCTCATTGGGGTTACTTGGATCGTTTTTTACAGATAAATATGTTTTCCCCTCACTATCGTACCAAGCACCCTCGTTTATAAACTGTAGGAAATTTTTAAGATGATTCATCGGAATCTTTTTTTTATTTACTTTATAATCTCTACCTTTACAAAAAATAGAATATGACTTATATATCCTTTACTAAAGTAGATCTACCTTATGGATGGCTAGGAAACATGTCACCTTATCCAGTAAAATACGATGGTAAGATCTGGAGGACAACAGAAGCTCTCTTTCAGGCTCTTCGGTTCAACGATGATTCTATAAAAGAAGCTATAAGAAACGAGAAAAGTCCAATGGGGGCTAAATTAAAAGCTAAGTCTCTTATGAAATTAGATCCATCTAAGGTTTGCGTTTCCCCTCTTTCTGATACTGATTTGGAAAATATGAGAATGTGTATTAGACTTAAATTGGAACAGCACCCTCATTTACTTAGCGAGTTATTAAAGACTGGAGGCTCCAAAATATACGAGGATGTTACTTCACGTGGTAAAAGAGGTAGTAATCTATTCTGGGGAGCTCTAATGGAGAATGGGGCATGGATAGGAGAAAATCATTTGGGAAAAATATGGGAGGATATTAGAGAATCTTACAGATAATTTTCTCCCTCGTATTTTTATTTTTGTGTTTATTTTTGTATTATAATTAAAATCAATAAAAAGTTCAATTATGGCTGTTAAAATGGAATCAGCAGATTTGCTGAAAGAGTACTTTAATGGGGTTCTAAGTAGAGCCGATCATCACGCTCAGGGTGTTCAAGAAATTTCACTAGCTCTATTAGGTGCTGTCATCTGGAAAGCTGATGGCGACATAGAAGTTAAGTCTGTTAAAAACGAGGGGATGGGTAATATCCTTTGGTTCAACACTAGCGGTAGTAGGTATGCAATGTACTACAATCATGCTAATGTTAAGATAGAACTTCGTGAGAGAACTATGAATGGTGACACTCTCCATGAGTTCGACAACACTACGCCTATTTCTGAGGTGTTTACTGTTTTTAAGGATCTGTAAAAGATCTTTAGTCAGGTGGCGGAATTGGTAGACGCATAAATAAAGGTTAACAGTAAGGATAACGTAGAGTAACCTTGAAATACCCATAAGTATAGCTCATAAGTTATCATACAGGTTCGAATCCTGTCCTGACTACTAAATTAAATATTATGTGGGTAAGAAAAACACCAAACAAATGGCAAAATGTAGTTGAGATAATAATAATTTTATTATTAATGATAACCTGGTCATTATTAGTCAAAAGTATAACAAATGAAATACTTCCAATAAAATAAGTATTTAATGAATCAGAAAAAAGTGTGAATTTTTAAAACATTTAGTATGAGATCAAGAGTTGAATACATTTTTCATAGGGAATTTAAAAACGATAAATCCTTTATGGATAAGCCATCCTTACTAGGGGCAATTTTCCCTAGAAAATATTCCGATACTGACATGCGAGAAACATTTCATAGGGGTGCTAGAATTGGCATTGAAATAGGATTAAACGAAGCATCCCCACAGGGGCAGAGAATACAATTGGACAATAATACTGATCTTAAACATAGAGAGTTTCTCGAAAAAATGTATGCACTTTGCGAAGAATACGAATGCTCCATTGAATATCATCCCGAAGTTGGTATGATCGTTTTAGATAAAATGAATAGTTATGAAAGATAATAAACAAAGTCCAGTAGAAAGAATATTTGAACAATTCAATCTACTATCTGATGCTGAATTTAAATCCTGGATGTTAAACCAGCATGATAATTTACACGAAGCGGAAAGAAAAATTCTTGCAGAAGAATATATGAAAGGCAAAAAGAAGGGTAAAAGATTAACCACAACAAGCACTTTAGTAAGGGGAAAATGAATAGATTAATTATAATTTTATTAGTAGCAATTTTTGCCTCTTGCTCAGAAAGAAGAGGATCTAAAGCTCCTGATTCAAAAAGAATGGAATTAGATTCTACATCCCAATACTACGACCAGAACTACAAAGTTTATACACTTGAAGGGTGTGAATATATTGTAGTTGGATATGGAAATACTAGATGGGGATCTCATAAAGGTAATTGTAAAAATCCTATTCATAATGGAAACAAATAGAATAGTAACATTCAGCTGTAGTAATAAGATACACATCTACGAAAGAGGATGTGGAAAATTACCTAATCCCCCATATAAAAAACACGATAACATAGATTCAGCTGTTTTTTATATGTCCCAGGTTTTAGGTGTTAATGATATAGAGATAGTAATAGAAAAAAAATTAAAAAGAGAGAGTGATGAAATTAACTGATGATCAGAAGGAATTTATAATAAAAAAGTATGAATCAGCAGATATGGAAGGTTTTCCTTTCGAAGAAAAAGTTGAAATCATAGTAGATTACATGTTGGATGAGGATATTGAAGATATTTCGGACGACGAGGACGGAGACGCGCATGAAGATCTATATAACACAGTTTGGGAATATCTAGAATCTCTTCCTGAATAAAATTAATAAATCCTTTTTTATAAATATCATTTTTCTCTATCTTAGTAGAAAACAGAATGATAGATTATCTAAAATCCCAGGGATACTACGAAATAAGAGAAATTAATTCCAGGGGAATCTGCGGATTGATGGATTTTATGTTCACTACAGGACTTGTGATAGGAATGGACAGGATTGGCTATTTCGGAAGGTACTGTTATAAAACTAGGCAAGAGGCTCTAGATGCCCTTAATAAATGGGATGGATCAGGAGATCCTCCCGGAAATTGGATAAAATACAAAGGATCTGGCGGGGAAAGAGAGAATCCCAATAATACTAATGGATGTTTAAATTGTTCTAAAAATGGATAAGATTTTTTTACCCGAGGATCTAATTGATATGGTTTCTAAACAAAGAGATTCTTTTTCTCATCTTATGGCTTTAAGAGATAAAGGAATGGAGCTCTACAAAAGATACGATTCTAGAGAAAAATTTAGGAGCGGTGTTTCTTGGCATGTTCCAACTCAATCTCTTGTAGATTTACTTAAATTACATTCTCCTTTAGTTTCTGTGGGAAGTGGATTTGCATACACAGAAAGTATAGCCAAAGAACAAGGGGCAGATATTATAGCAACGGATTTAAAACCGAACAAAGAAAATGCGTGGTGTAGAGATGGCGAGTTCTTTTGTGATGTCGAAGAAATAGATGCAGTTTCTGCAGTCAAGAAATATAAAGAACGGAATGTATTTATGGCTTGGCCTCCTTATGATACAGACATGGCTTATAATGTAGCTTTAAATATGATGCCCGGATCAGTCTTGATATATGTCGGAGAAGGATGGGGAGGATGCAACGGAGACGACGAATTTTTCCAATATCTTAGCGATCAATTTGAGGAGATTGATGATCTAGCGATTCCTAAATGGTTCGGATTGAATGATTATTGTTCAGTTTATCGAAAAAAAGACAAAAAATAAAGAAATCCTTTTTTTATAAAGATCCAATATTCTAACTTAGCAGACAATTTAAATTAAAAATATAAAGAATGAGACAACTTAAGATCACATCGAGTATTACAAGTAGGGAAGATAAAGCTTTAGAAAAATATTTACAAGATATTTCAAAGGAGGAAATGATTACTGCCGACGAGGAAACACATTTAACCAGAAGAATAAAAGATGGGGACCAGGAGGCTTTAGATAAAATGGTTAGAGCAAACTTAAGATTCGTTGTGTCAGTTGCCAAGCAATATCAACATCAAGGTCTTCCCCTGGTTGATCTAATAAACGAGGGAAATGTTGGACTGATAAAAGCTGCTAAAAAATTCGATGAGACAAGGGGATTTAAGTTTATATCGTATGCTGTTTGGTGGATTAGACAAGCAATAATGGAAGCTCTTTCAGAGAAAGCGAGAGTTATAAGAATACCTTTAAATCAAGTTGGTGTTTTAAGTAAAATAAACAAGGCATATGCTAGATTAGAGCAGGATCTAGGTAGAGCTCCATCCTCTGAAGAGATAGCAGATGAACTGGATCTCCCAGAACAGAAAGTCAAAGACACTTTAAGCAGTTCGAGAAATCATGTATCCTACGACGCTCCAATGGGGGGTGACCAAGAAAACTCCTCAATGATAGAAGTACTAAGCAACGATTTCCCCTCAACAGATTCTATAATGATAGAGGAATCCTTAAGGGTTGATATTGAAAGAAGTCTCTCCGCCTTAGATCCTAAATGTAGAGAGATAATAAAATTAAACTACGGAATAGGATACACACATCCTAAATCATTAGATGAGATTGGTGAAAAATACTCTCTGACTAAGGAAAGAGTAAGACAGATTAGAGAAAAGGGTCTTAGAAAGCTAAGGGTTGAATCTAGAAGCAAAACACTAAAACAATATCTCTAGGATAAATAATATGTGAAAGATTTTTTAAAATATCTAGTGGTGTGGATAAGTGAGAACTTATCCATTCCTTTTTGGATAGTTGGACATATACATCTTACCATGAACATTTACGGGGATCTCTATGAGGTCCTTTGTTCTTTAGGGATGAATATTATTGTTGGTGCTGGTTTTTACCTATCTTATAAAGAATGGAAAAAGAATAAAGATATATAGAAAGAACAAAAAAAATAAATATGAATTACATAGAAACTTTCGAATCCTTCTACAACTTTGCTCCTAATGATGGAGGTGCTAACATTAACGAATTATTCTCTTTAAATCAGAGCTGTATGCCTAAATATACATGCGAAGAATTCAAGAATTTATTTTCTTCCTATCTAAACGAGTCAGAAGAATATATGGATGATGATTCTTTAAATGAAGCTCACGCATACTACGAAATCGCAATGCTTTCTGAAGCTAGATCTTCGTGGGGAGAAACCGAAGGGGATATTCATTATGTAGACGCAGAAACACACGTTATACTAGTTAAAAATTCAGAGGCTTTTATTATAGAAAAGAAAACTTTAGACTATGTACAGAATAACAATCTTAATGAGTTTAAAATGTTTTCGTTTAGTGATCTTAAAAAAGCATATCACAAATTAAAGGATAAAGCTGTTGATTATGCTAAGAAAAAAATAAGCAACGCTAAGGAATTTGTTGCTAAGTCTTGGGATAAAATGTCAGATGGTGCTAAAAAAGCATGGGAATGGATGAAAACAGCAGTATCGGCCAGCGCTAAATTTGTAGGAGATAACTTAGAAACAATAACGATTGTTCTTACTGTACTTGGTTCAGTTTTAGGAATAGCTGGAGGACTTTTAACAGCAGTAGGAATAGGACCTATACTTACAGCAATTGCTGGGGGTATTATGGCTATAAATGGTGGTATACACATATATGAAGGATTCCATAAAATTCATCACGCAACTGAGATATCTAAGGATGTACCGGTAGATCCTATTGCTAAATTTGCGGCAGGTATGATTAAAGCTGGTCCTGATCTTTTCCTAGGATTATTATTTCTTCCTCTTGGATTTTATGATATAAGCCACGGATTAACAGAAGCACTAGCAAATCCAGCAGCAGGATCTATTGCCGCAGGGGTTAAAGAAACTGCTAAAGCTGCTTCAAAATCTTGGTTAGGAAATCTGGGCCACACTATAGAAAAAGTATTAGGTGGATTTCTTAAAAATTTCTTTGCTAATCCTAAAGTTGGCGCAGCAGTTGGCGCGGGTGTAGTCGGGGGAATTACAATCCTTGGTGCTAAATTCTTTACCGATGTTTGTGGGTGGCTTTATGAATTTATGCTTAAAAGTAGTGATTCGATACTTAAAGGAATAAATTGGCTTCTCGACATACCTAAAAAATTAACGGATGCGATTGATAAATTTTCTAAAGTTGCAGATGGATTTTTATCGAAGATAATAGCTAAAGGGTTAAGTGCTATAGTTAAGCCTATGACATCTTATTTAGCTAAAATATGTGAAAAATATTTTAAACCATTAGTTGATAAATCACGAAAATTTATACAAAGACAGATTGCTGCTAAAAAACTCTTAGATGCAGAAATGGAAAAAGCACACGGGGGTCATGGAAAAGGGGCGGACAATAAAAAACACGGAGAAATTCCAAAATCTAAAGGCAAGCCCTTATTTAAAATGGGAACTGTAGAGATTGAAAAAAAGGATGCCAAATATGCTTCTAAGGTAAATAAAGGAATTAAAAAAGTTAAAGAATCACAAGTCTGGGAAAATAAATATATTGGTTCTTTTGATGATTTAGAATTCATCTAGTCTAGCTTATCTATTATCCGCATTGTAATAGATAGCGATAACAAGATTATTAATGACCCCGTTTAATTATATATGATAGCATATACAATTTCTGTCATCTTATTTACCCTTATAATAGCATCTGGAATTTTCTTTTGGGTAGTATCGATGTTTACTGGAAAGGTAGAAAAGCCAATTCTATCCCTAATAGGATATGTATTTTGGCCAATAAGTCTTGTTTTTATATGGATTTATGCCTATTTTTACAATAAATACCAGAAGGGAAGAAAGGATATATAAATCTATGAAGAGGATAAAACTTTTTGAAAATTTTGACAATGAAGGGAAGTACTTATGGCCTGAAGCGGCGCTGTGGATAGAAGAACTTCATCCAGAAGAAATATGTTTTTTAGCTCTTTATGTTTCAATTGTAGAATACAACAAAAATCTTCCCTATAACAGAAGTACAGAAGATCTGCTTTTTCCTATAAAAACCGATTATAAAAGTTATGAATTAGAACCGGATTCTTATGACGATGAAGATGGAATTTCTAATTTTGAACTCTATTATGAAATACCATCAAAGAACAAAGAAAATTGTATATTTTCTATTGATGTTACAGGCAAAGGACATTTCACCCAAATTAGAAGAGGTGGATATATGGAGCCAGACGAAGGGGGTGAACCTATCCTTGATTCAATAGAATTTGATTCTGCTTACTATTTAGATTCCAAAGAGGAGACGGAAATAAATTTTTCTGATAACTCTTATATTTTTAAATCTGACATTCTAACAAAAAAAGATCTAACTAACATAATAGAGTATGCCGCAGCTCAAAGAATAGAAGCTGATGATAATACGGATACTCATAAGCCTTTTATTCCACAAAGATTAATGGACAAGTGTCAAGAAATTAGAAAGAATCATCCGGATTCAGTAAAAGGTGGTAATTTGCTGAACAGATTTGGAATTTTGGGAACAAACTAGAATTTATTAGTATAAGGATAGTTAAATCCTTAAAATGAAAAATATATTTTTAGCTCTATCTTTATTTGTTTCTTTATTATCTTTTTCGCAAGATTATAAATTCAACAAATTATCTGTTGTTTCCCCTAATAGGGATACTCTCTGGCTTCTAAATGACCCGTCGGGAAGGCTAATTGCTTATTCTTGGGAGCTAGAACAAAATCTACCTGAGAAAAAACCAGTAATTATTCTTGTTGAATCATTACCAACTATCGAGAAAAAAAAGAAAAAAGGATATATAGAAGGTAATTAAAAACCTTTATGAGACATATACGATTATTTGAAAATTTCGACCAGGATAAAACAGTAGACTCATCTGGATTATTATTTGATTGGATTCCCTTTGATACGGAAGTTAATAATCCAATTAATTCTTCAGTCCCTACAGAAATAACTCCACAGAAACTTATAGAGTATTGCAACGCTAATCCGGAGATAGGTAAAGTAGGTTTGTATATTGCGCATAAAAAAAATCCTGCTGGGGGATTTACTAGATATGTAACCACTTCAACAAATCCTTTGTTATTAGAATCGGCAATGTTTGATAGCGAGTTTAACAAGATTAATGATGTGAAAGGAATAAGTGCAGCATCTCTTGATTCATTTGGGAAGGGAGCTTCAATGATGAACAGATTCGGATTATTCGACAAGTAATTATAAGTTATACATATTAAAAAATATTAAAACCCGGTAACGGGTTTTTTTTATGAATTTTTTTTCCTATTTTTTCAAAAAAATATAAACTTTTTTAAAACCCCTGCATATAATATAAGTATAAAATAAAAACAATTTAAATTTTTAATTATGGAAAAAAGAGAAGCAAAAATTGAAGCACTTTTGGCTTTAAAGAATGACAAGTCAGTAAAAGCATGGATTGGTCCTAATCATGTTCTTTTCAAGGACAGTGACGAAAATAGGGACATGTTCCTTACTACTTATCGAATTAGAAATGCCTATGAGGAACTGCTATTAAAATTAGAAGTTAATGAGGAAGTTACAGAAGAAAGAGATCTTCTATTAATCAAAAGGTTTTTTGAAATGATGTTTTATCCACCTAGAAAAATGAGCATCAGCGATTGGAAAAACGGAAGAGATCCTATTGTTAAAATAGTAAAGGCTTATAAGGATGTTAGATGGAAAGGTAACAGAAGAAGAAAACATGAAATAACTCTTTTATTAGATGACGGAAAAAAGATACAAATTAATCCAGGGGATGTTTTGAATAAGTTTTTCCATATATGGGGAAATTTCGATTCACTTATAAATTCTAAGTTATAAGTATTTTCTTGTTAATAAAATATTAGCCGGCTTCACATTAAGCCGGCTTTTTTTGCGGGTTTTTTTAAGGCGGGGGGATATATAACCAGTAAATAATTACTAATTGATGGAAGAATTTGGCCCTCACATAACTATTGATCTAAAAGGATGTCCTAAAGAAACATTATCTAACTACGAGTTACATTTTAATTATCTTAAGAATCTTCCGGAATTAATAAGTATGACACCAATAACACAGCCTTATGTGTTTCCTTATTCTGGATTGGTTCCAGAGGATAAAGGTATAACTGGAATAGTTATAATAGCCGAGAGCCATATATCTGTACATTCATTTGAAGAGAAAGGATATTGCTTTATTGATATTTTCTCTTGTAAAGATATGGATGTAGAAAGAGCTATACAAATAACATTGGATACTTTTAAACCTACTGACTCAGAAATTAATATAGTTAAAAGGGGAAAAGATTTTCCTAGATAGTTATTTTTTAAATTTTCTTTTCATCTCTTCAATCTCGCTTATGATATTTTTCATATCATTCTTAACTATCACTGTTGATGTGTTTCTTACCGAAGTGGAGGAGGAGTCAACTTTTTTCAATGTTTCCATATTCATTTGACTTAATATCTTGTTATCCTCTTTTTTAGCTTTGTCCTTTAGATAGTCGAGCATTGTCACAAATTCTTTTTCCCTTTCTAATATTTCGTTGGTACAACTTTTTTGTTCTTCCCTTATCTTAGTATCTTTTTCGTTTAATTCAGTCTCTAATGACTTTATTTTATTTGTTTTTGCCTCTACTTCCTCCTTTAGTTCATCTTTACTTTCTATTATAGAAGGACCTATCGTGATTACCACTATGGAGAATAAAATAAGTGAAAGAGCTATCACCTTTTGCGGGGTTGAAAACTGGGCTAAGATCTCTGCAATATATTTAAACATATTTTTAGTTGTTATTTGCTGATTCTTAATATATACTCATATGGCCAATATAATTAAAGGAAATTTAGAAATAATGGGACAGGATCTTCCTGGTAAGATGTCATGGACCAGTGTTCCTGCTCAATTAGAGTTATTAGGGGGAAATGGATGGAGACTTCCTTATGAAAGTGAATTTTTAGAGATCTTCCAGCTATATAAACTTGGTATTGGTGGATTTAAGCCATCACGATATTGGTCATACTCATCGTATCTTAATAAAGCTTGGTATTATGATCTTAGCGTGGGATATTCTCCACACATCATAGATAAAACTAACCTGTATTACGTTAGACTTGTTAGAGACATCTAGAAATAGATAACAGATCCTTAACTTGAATTCCTCATACGGAAAAGATTTTTTCTGACTGACTTATCTAAATCCTCAGAAGTTGTTCTTAATCCTTTATCGTATATGTTAGAAAGGGATCTTGCTACTTTGTTTTGATCGAGAATTATCTCCCATCTGGGATCTTTTTCCTTGTTGATGATTTCCTCTGCTATTTCTTTGCCTAGCTCTTCAACTTTTTTTTCGTATGCTCTCATAATATTTTATACCAGATGATTCTGGTTTTATTTCATCTGGTTGTATATTTTTTGCAAATCCCCAACAATCCAGTCTTCGGGGTATCCATCATCTTTAGAATTTTCTATAGCATCACTTATTATTGAGATGTATTTATACTCCTCGCTTCTACGATTAAATTTAGGAGTGTTTTCTTGACCATTATAGTAGTTTAGTATATCTTTGATTGTGGATTTTAAAACATAAAGATCCGCGCCAAGTTCTATAGCTTTATTTATTTTTTTAGAAATAGCTGTGTAAGGATCTTCTGATCCTGGATGGAATTCGTATAATTTTAAAAATTCTTTGTATTTAGTTAGCATTTTAAAATGAGTATTCTTTTATAATATTCTCTATCTCCTTCATTATTAGATCCTCGTCGTACCAATCTTCCTCAGCTAATATAAATTTTTGTCTTAGTGAATTTATGGCGGAGTTTAAGTCCGTTCCTATAGAAATACCTTTTTTTTCTTTAAAATCCATAATGTCTCTGTCACTATAAGCTGTTGCTTTATTTATTTTATAAAAATCTAAATAGAAAGATAAAGCCTCCATAATAACTGGTATAGTAAATCCTCCATCCATCAATTTTTTTATACCTTCTCGTATCATATCTTGGACAGGAATAGCACCGGGGTGATGTTCATTTATTGACAAGAAATCCTTGTATTTTTTTATCATAGATTATATATCAAGAAATAAAAACCAATTATTAACTATAATTAAATAAAAATAGAATGGTAAAGAAAAAAGGACCTATCAGTATGTTTATAGAAAGAAACTATAAACACTTTAATGCAGCAGCTCTAAAAGATGCTGCTATAGGATATGAAACACACATCGACGGTGGAGGAAAAATGCTGGTCTCTCTTGCTGGTGCAATGAGCACAGCAGAACTTGGTATTTCTCTTGCTGAAATGATTAGAGCTGGTAAAGTTGATATTATTTCTTGTACTGGTGCCAACCTAGAAGAAGATCTCATGAATCTTGTAGCACATTCACATTACAAGAGAATACCTAATTACAGAGATCTTACCCCAAAAGAGGAGCGTGATTTATTAGACAATGGACTTAATAGAGTTACAGATACTTGCATTCCGGAGGAAGAAGCATTCAGAAGACTACAGAATCACATATATGATATATGGAAAAAAGCAGAAAGCAGAGGAGAAAGACACTTTCCACACAAATACATGTACGAATTAATAAATAGCGGAGTGTTAGAGCAGTACTATGAAATTGATCCTAAGGATTCATGGATGGTTGCAGCAGCAGAGGTGAATTTACCTATGGTTGTTCCAGGGTGGGAAGATTCCACCTTAGGAAACATCTTTGCTTCGTATGTAATAAAAGGTGACTTGAAGCACGACACTGTAAAAAACGGGATAGAGTATATGGTTTCTTTAAGCCATTGGTACAGGGAAAATTGTCAAGAGCCAGGAATAGGATTCTTCCAGATAGGTGGGGGAATTGCCGGGGATTTTCCTATCTGTGTTGTACCTATGATGTACCAAGATCTTGAATGGGAGGATGTACCATTTTGGTCTTATTTCTGTCAAATTTCGGATTCAACAACATCTTATGGTTCTTATTCAGGAGCAGTACCAAATGAAAAGATTACTTGGGGCAAATTGGACGCAGACACCCCTAAATTTATTGTAGAATCGGATGCCACAATAGTTGCTCCCCTGATTTTTTCATGGATATTAAATAAATAGAGTTTGAATATATATTAGATGAAAGAGATATACGGCCTATTGATATTCTCTATAGTTATTTTATTAGCAGGCTATATCAACATAAAAAAAGAAAAAATGAAGCATCTTAAAAGTATAGATGAATTTAAAATAGCAAATGAACAGCTTTTTTCTGACGCTAATAAATTTTCTAAGCTCTTCGGATTAGATTCACCATCTAAAGACTCAAGTGATAATAAAGATTCATCTTCAGGAGGGACAGATTCTTCTGGAGCATCCTCATCAATTTCTGCCAAAACAGAACTTGGTAATTATGGTAAATTTAGTGAAGCATCTAAGAAAAATGCTCCTCTAATTATGGTTTATGGAGGTATAGATGTAGGAGGCAAAAAGAGTGGAGAATATATGTATGACTATTTAGGAAAAATAGGAAGCTCCGCTAATATTTTTGTGGCAAAGGATCACAAAGTAGATGGCAAAGGATCATACAAAGCAGTCAAAGATAAATTGTCTGAAAAATCGATATCGCCTTCTAAAAAAATATTATATCTTTTTTCTGGAGGATATAAACCAGGAATGGAATTATTAAATAGTGTTTCGGCTTCAGAGTTCGACTTAATATATCTAGTTGATATTTGGATGGGTAATTCAAAAGTTGCTTCCTTTTATAAAAATTTAGCAGAGAATAATAGAGGTAAGGTTAGGTATTTTTATAGCGGAGACGGAGCTCAAAATGCAGATGCAAAAAACAGTTTAATTAAAACTCTGAACTTCTACAAGTCAAATGATCAAAACAATCATATGGCAACAAACACAGATGCCGTCTCTGATCTATCAAATAAATTATAAAATGAAACACATAAAGAACATACAAGAATTTAATCACCTTTATGAACAGTTATTTGCTGCTGATATTGCAAAATTTAACAAATTGATGGGTATATCAGTGGAAGAAACCGGTATGGAGGAACCAAATATATCTCCTGCTGAAAATCCTTCTGGTTCAGGGTCAGCCTTTGCTTCTGTTGTTAAACTTAACACCAGTCAGTTAGATGAATATGGATCAACTGTTGGGATTAGTGAAAAAGGAGATAATGCTCCATTACAGCAGCCAGCAAGAGGGCCTTTAGGAAATATAGTAAATTCAGCTTATGCTAACTTAAATGTTTCAACTAGAAAAATACCAGGGACTCTCGGAGGTAATTTAGGTTGTGCAGCAGCAGTTTCCATTATATTTTATAGAGCTACTGGATACGCAATAGCTGGTTCTGGAGCTATCACACTAGGCACCGCTCACATGTGGAACCATTTTGAAAAAGAAAGCAGAAATCCCAGCGGAGTTTGGCAGAAAATAACTAATTGGAAGACTGACTCACAGCCTGGAGATATAATATTAACATCTAGAGGGTCTAAAGCAGGACACGTGGGTGTTGTTGTAGAGGGAGGTAACATTATATCAAATTCTTCTGGAGGATTCCAAGGAGATAAAAAAGGACAGATCGAGCTAAACTATAATCTAAACACATGGCAAAGTGTTGCTAATAGAAATCCACAGCAAACTGCTTCTTTTAGATATAAAGGACCCTATAAAAACACCTGGGGTAAAACGGAAAAACCAGTAGCATAGAATCATTTTTTTATTGGTGCTTTAATCTCTATATTTGGACAAAAATCATTTATGGGAGAAAAAGTAATCAAGGTAAAAGACAATTACCGAACGAATCCGGAAAGCCACATTCCTGGCGGATCCGTAGTGGAAACCTTTAACGATAAAGGTATAAGATTAGTTTACGATAAGATTAAAAATCCGGGCGCATATATCAGGAGAATTACTAAGGATGAATCTATAATCAGGGTATATGTAGACGGGGAACTTAAATTCGATAGGAATGGAGAACAGTAAATTTACGGATCTGGTCTACTTTGGACATGATCACTATGGGGAAAAAGCAAACAATGCACAGAAGGAGGAAAAAGAATTTATAGAAACCCTTAGAGAAAGATTTCCTTCCGTTCAATTTAAGGATGCTTACGATGAGATCAAAGGATTTAGGCAAGAAGTCATTTTAGAGAAGTCTTTTCAGGACGAATATTATTCGTGGGTATTTGCATTCGGATGGATGGACTACTCACTTAGTACTTGTTTAATGGTTGCAAATATAGACGGGAAAGATGATGCGAAAAAATACATCAATTTAGCAAAGGCCGAATATCCAGAAAATTTTAAAACCCAATAAAATTAAAATGAAATATCTAGATTATAAAGTAACAGAGCTACCAGATAGCATAGAGAATCTTTTTTGTAAGCCTCTGGATGAAAGAGGAGAAAGAGTTGGATTAGATGATATACAAATCCAGATTATAACTCTAGCAATGGTTTCGTCTAAAGAGAAAACCGACTACATGTACGAGAAGCTAAAGAGCGATAACTATCTCTCACTTATACTGGAGGACCGTCTAAAATCTATTAACTGCAAAACTGATAATGGGGTTAAGATATTAATTACATACTCATGTAAATCCCCAGGAGAAGTTGTGATGTACACTTACTACTTAGCATACAAAATGAAGGAATTAGGAATAGAATTTTTAGATATGGAGGCACTGTGCTTAGAAGTTTTTCCTAAGGGATTTTTTTCTAGTGAGACATTAGAAAAATATTGGTACACACAAAAAGTGGATACAGGGGGTAAAAAGGGCGGAGACAATTTGTTGGACTATAATAAAGCAGCCGAAAGTCTCGTGAAATAAATTCTAACTCCTACTCTATAATAAGTAAAGTCTATATGGAAAAAGATAAAGACGTTATTAAAGATATTACCAATCTTATTAAGAAGTATCCAAACGATTACGAGCTTGGTAAGAAAATAAGGGAGATGTTTAGTTCTGTAGTAAAAGACGGGGAAAATAATGAACATCGTAAATGATTAAATATTATGCTGGGATAGGCTCAAGAGAAACCCCTCCGGGTATTGAACCTATGATAGAGGAAATAGTTAAGATCCTTACTAAATTTGGATATGTTCTCCGCTCTGGTGGAGCAGATGGATCTGATTTTATGTTCGAAAAATATTGTGAGGGTGAAAAAGAAATATATCTTCCCTGGAAAGGATTTAATAAAAACACCTCAGATCTTTATTTAGATAATATGGATCCTGGAATTATAGAGAGATCCAAAGAGATCGCAAAGAAATTTCATCCCTCTTGGAACTTTTTATCCGATGGAGGAAGAAAACTTATGATCAGGAACACTTTTCAGATTCTAGGTAAAGATCTAGAAAGTCCAGCTTCTTTTGTTGTGTGTTGGACACCAGGAGGAAAGATATCAGGGGGCACAGGACAAGCTTTAAGGATCGCAAAAAGCTTATCCATACCTATATTTAACTTATATGAAAAAGACTGCTTATACAAGCTAAAAATACAAATAAATAAATAAATGGCAGACACAATTAACTTACCAAACCCTAAAGAAAGAAACCTTTTCTTTGACAAACAGGTCTCACAAAGTTCTGTAAATACCCTTTCGAAAGATATCATAGAAATTAACGAGCATGACGAATACATTAAAAAAATCTATGATGCTCACGACTTAAACTATACTCCTAAACCAATTAAGATCTATATCGATTCTTATGGAGGATATGTTTACCAGTGTCTAGGTTTAGTTGGTATAATGAGATCCTCTAAAACTCCTATTCATACAATAGTTACTGGGTGTGCAATGTCTTCGGGATTTTTGATAGCTATATCGGGACACAAAAGATTTGGACATCTTAGATCTACATATTTATATCACCAAGTTGCAGGAGGTGCTTTTGGAAAGGTGAAGGACATGGAAGAAGAACTTGCTGAGATTTTAAGATTACAGCAAGCAGTGGAGGAGATAACACTAGAAAGTACTGCTATAACAAAAAAGATGCTAGAGAAAGCATATAGAGGGAAAAAAGACTGGTATATTACATCAGAACAAGCAATTAAATTAAAAATAATAGATGAAATAATATCTTAATGGAAGAACCTAAAATAATTCCTAAGCCTATTATAGATCTTTCGTCTTTAAATAAAGATCAGAAAGAAGCTTTTGATAAGCTTAAGAATTTTATATACAATAGAAAAGATGATGATATTTATGTCCTAAAAGGTTGGGCAGGAACGGGAAAGACCTATTGTGTTAGTGTACTTGTTAGATATGTTCTTGATGTTATTTATCCCGATAAAAATTGGTATAAGATAGCAGTTACTGGGCCAACTAATAAGTCTGTTAGGGTAATTAAGAAAACAACTGGGATAAAAAATCCTAGAGTTATTTTCCAGACTGTTCATAAAATGCTCGGTCTAACAGAAAGAATAACACAGGACGGGCAACAGGAATTTGTTAATCAAGGGGATTTTGTTCCTCAAATAGAAAAAGTCAAACTTCTTATTATAGATGAAGTGTCTATGCTTAATGATGACTTGTTTCATGAAATATTAAGATATAGAGACAGAGTCAAGATTATATGTATGGGTGATCCCGCACAAATCCCTCCAGTCGGAAAACCTGATTGTATTCCCTTTAGAGACGAATTTGCTGAAATGTATGGAATAAAAACTATAGAGCTTAAAACAATAATGAGGCAAAAAGGAGATAATCCTATTATAGACACTTCAGTTAATATAAGAAATGATTTAGAAAATCCCTATGTTGACACAGGTAACACATCTAAATTAAATGATAGGGGGGAAGGAATAGAGATAATAAATATAAACTCTAGCGATCGAAGGGTTACTTTCTCGGATATACTTTCTAGCTATTTTAAAACTGAAGAGTTTAAGGAGGATTCCGAATACTCTAAAATAATAGCTTGGAGGAATAAAACAGTAGAAACTATGAATAATCTTGTTAGGAAGGTTATTTACGGAGAAGAAAATATCGGATCTAAAATATTAATAGGAGAAAAGCTTATAGCCAATAATCCTATTATGGATATGAATCAGATACTTTTTAATACCAATGACGAGTTTAGTGTGGAGAACTTCGAAATAAAAAAAGAAAAAGTTAAGGTAGATGGCGAGGAAGGCACTTTGAAGTATTATGAAACTAGAGTTACCTATTTAAATGATGACGACAAGAAAGTTTGTTATTATATAGACATACTACACGAAGACAGCGAATCATATTTTAATGTTTTAGCGAGTAAGCTTAAAAAGATAGCTATAGAAAAAAGAGGCAAAGAAAAATCGTGGATAAAATATTATGATTTTCTTAGAAGGTTCGCAGATGTTAGTTATGCCTATGCTATAACTGCCCATAAATCTCAAGGGAGTACGTATAACACTGCTTTCGTTCTCGAAGATGATATAGATGTCAACACTAATATCGTGGAGAGAAATAGAATAAAATACACAGCATACACAAGATCAAGTAAAAAATTATATGTACTTAAACGATTCTAAAATAAAACACCTATTAGCAATATTTTTTGCGATAGGCATATCTCACGAACTGGTTGTTTTATTGAGATTTTCTATACCTGAATTATCCTTAATTTATACGGTGGGTTTATTGATATTAATATTTAATTTTTCCGCAGTAAAAAGATATGTCTGGCCTCCTGGATTGGGCATCATAGGTATTTTTTCTTTACTCTATTTTGTATTTCTTTTGATAGGATATGGAGCTGAATTTTTTAGAGATTTATCATCTGTCATATCTATAGCAGTCTGGCTTAAATGTATATCATGTCTAAATAATGAAATAGATATGGATGATTATGAATAATGTAAAAATAAAAAAGAGGATGAAGACATCGGAAAAATATAGACATATAGGGTATTCGTATCCTGGAGTACCTAGCGGATGGAAGCCTATAGTTGAGAAGACAATAGTAGAGATAGAAAGAAAAATGTGGCCTAGATGGATTCCATTGTTTGTTAAAAGATGGATACACTATCTAGCTACAGGAAACAGTGTGGTTAGGGTTAGAAGTAGATTTTGGTATAAGATAAGAACTAAGCTAACAAGGGGTCAAATGGTAACTGATATTAAAGACAAGTTTGCTACTCTTAGAATATATGGACATTTTCATGAGGAGATAGAAAAGATAATAGAGAAAGCAGAGGATAACTGTTACCGCACTTGTGAAAAATGTGGGGGAAAAGAAAAAGTTAGAAGCGTAGGGAAAGGATGGATATACAATCTTTGTAAACCTTGTAGATTTTCTAAATCTAAATAAATCCTTTTTTATTCTTTAGTAGAATTTCTATTTTTATATCATGAAAGTATTGACGTTGGGAGATGTGCACGGAAGAGATAGATGGATGTTTCACACCCATGGAAGCCCTTATGAGTTTAATAATTGGATGACTATGATTGGAAAAGGGGTCCCCGCGGATGATGTAGAATTCTGGAAAGAAATGCCATATTTACAATATGACAAAATTGTTTTTATTGGAGACTATGTTGACAGCTTTGATATTAGCAATGTTACAATCCTAGACAATCTTAAAAAGATATTGTTTTTTAAAAAAGCATTACCAGATAAAGTAGTTCTTTTATTGGGAAATCATGATATTCAATATTTTGTTCCTAATGAAATATGCAGCGGATATAGAGCAGAAATGAAACCGGATCTTTATCAGTTATTTACAGAGAATAAAGAATGTTTTAAAGTTGCTCATTTAGAAAAAGATAATACCGGTATTAAGTATCTTTGGACACATGCAGGTGTTACTAATGGATGGCTAAAAGATGTTTGTAAGGATATTAATAATCCAAGATATAGGCACTATGAAATAGCTAAAGACTTTGATCCTAATGATCTGGAGAAATTTATAAACGATCTATTTGAACTCAGAGTTGATAATATATTTAATGTAGATGCACATAGTGGTGGTTATAGCTTGTGGGCTGGTCCTTTTTGGGTTAGACCAACAATTCTAAATAATTATCCTCTAGAAGGTATTAATCAGATAGTTGGACACACACCGCAAAAAACTGTCGAGCATATTAAGTGTGGAGATGTTACTCATTATTTAGTAGACTGCCTTTTTGACGATTGTGATGATGTTTTAGTTCTAGATATAGAAAAATGACAAGAAAGTTTAAGTTCGATAAGGAAGACAATAGATGGTTTGTAGAATTACCCGAGTGGGAGGGGGAAAAAGAAGATCTTGAAATGGTAATGGGTGCAGACATTCTATTAGACATTCTTTCTGGAGGTTCTGACTATTGCTATGTTACTTTTAGTGACGAGCCATTTGACGAAGCTAAGATTCTTTCTTATGACTATAACGAATCTACTGCGGGCTATTACAACAATGACGCTTGGCACGGGCCATCAACGGTTTGGCTTTGTTATGTTACTGAATTTGTTTTTGGTAAATATCCAGAAAAAATATATTACAAATGAAAGCCGGGGTGGTTGCGATTTCCCCGGCTTTCGATGATACTTGCGTAACATCACGGTCCTAAGCCGTGTAATATTTTTGAAATTTTTGTTTTTAGTTAGCCTATAATATATTTATTCGCTATGAAAAAAAAACAAGAAATCATCAGGGAAAAAGAGATAGATATTCCTACCTTAGCTGGTAAAAGAAAACAGCTTTTCGATAATATGAGAATTCTATATCCTAAAGGAAAAAAAGAGGCACAAATGGATCTTTGTCAAGAATTACATGAAAGTAGGATCGATTATTATCTTGAAAGTATCTTTAGCTTAAAAATTAAAAACAAATGAGAAAAACATTATTTATTCCTGCTATCGTATCTGTTCTTTGTTCGTGTGCTATTAAAAACGGAACTAAGGAGATAGATTGCGTTGTCACTAAATCTGAGGCGATACCAAAGAAATCTATTCATGACGAGATGAATCCTACTAAATATATGATCGAAACAGATTGTGGAAAATTTTTTAGCTCTAGAGAAAATTATCAAGTTGGTGACACAGTTAAAATGACTATAGTCTATTACAAGTAAAATTTAGGTTTTTATTTTGGGATATATAATGTAAAAATTATATCCCATGATACTTAAATTAGGCTCCAAAGGTACAGCGGTAGAAAAACTACAGAATTTTTTAGGTGTACCGATCAATGGAAATTTCGACGAAAGCGTAGATAAAGCTTTAAAAACTTGGCAAAAATCAAACGGATTAAAAGATGATGGTATAGCAGGACCAATCACTCTTAAAAAAATGGGTATAATCCTAGAATCCGATATCCCTGTTCCTACTTCTTCTTTTAAACTTGATAAGTTAAAAGGACATATTCCCGATTCTGTTATAGCTCAAATACCAGATACCGCAGCTAAATTTGGAATAACAAACGTGCTTAGACTTTCGCATTTTCTTGCACAGTGTGGGCACGAGTCTGGAGGTTTTAAGGCAGTATCAGAAAATCTTAACTATTCAGCCGATGGTTTAAAAAAGATATTTGGAAAATATTTCCCTGGTAATCTTAATGAGTCATATGCTAGACAACCAGAAAAAATTGCTGCTAGAGTTTACGGAAGTAGAATGGGAAATGGCGATGAAGCTTCCAAAGACGGATGGAAATTTAGAGGAAGAGGATACATCCAATTAACAGGAAAATCTAATTACGAAGCATTCGACAAATTTGTAGATGATGACATATTAGGTAATCCAGATTTAGTTGCAACCAAATACCCTCTAATGTCAGCAGCTTGGTTTTTCAATAAAAATGGTCTATGGACTATTTGTGATAAGGGCGCGGATGATGCAACGGTTACTGCTGTTACAAAAAGAGTAAACGGAGGAACTATAGGATTATCTGATAGGATTAAACATTTTAAAGAGTATTATTCTTTGCTTAAATAATATATACAGTAAAATAATTTATAATATGTGTTATACTAGAGAACAAATAGAAAAGGCTGTTAAAGCAAAAGGATATGTTTGGTTCGCGGATGATGCAAACAAAACATACGACGTAAACATAGTTGGTGTTAGAAATAATGCACCAAGTGTTGCTGATAAGGTAACTAATGTTTTTGATGACTGTTTAACAATCTCTTATAAAGACGAAGCTGCTGCATGGCAATTCTTCTGCTGGATGGGAACTTGTGACCCGGGTAAAAAAGGGGTTATGGAGTTTCATAACAATAAAGGAGTTGCTAGATTAGTACCCGGTCAATATAGAGGGGTTTGGAAAATAGACAAACACCAGGGCAAATACGATGCTCTTTGTCAAAGAAACGGAAACGTAACTGTTTGGAGAGATGCTAATAGAGATTTGCTTTTTGAAGAAAAAGTAACAGACACTGGTATGTTTGGTATTAACATACACAAAGCAGGACAAGATTCTACATGGGTAGAAAATTGGTCAGAGGGGTGTCAAGTATTTAAAAGAGTTAAGGATTTTGATGCTTTTATGGCTATTTGTAGAAAAGCTTCTAAAATTCACGGGAATAAGTTCTCTTATACTCTATTAGAATCTACGGATATAGTTTAATCTATATTCTTTTTATCAATATTTTAAGATCTTTAGATCCTTTTATGAGGCGATGATATTCGCCTCTTTTTATTTGTATAGGCCCTTTTAGTTCGATCGGGAGAAGATTATCAAATTGAAATTTCCAATCAGTTTCTCCTATAGCTTCTATTATCCTGTCCTCTTCATCGAAGTGCCATTTAAGCTCCTCGTCAAATAAAGATTCTTTAAATATCCTGATGGATTCTTTCTCTGAAATCCATTCCTCTCCGAAGGGTAAATCTTCCATAATTTATATATCTTTTTTAAGGCCACGAAGGAATATATAATACAACTAACACTATGTCTACTCTATCTAAAATCTCTCTGGTATTATCTGCTTTAATAATGTCTATTTATTTTAGTATACAATCTCTATTAGTTTTCAATTATATCGATTATACGGAATCTTTGGGTAGATTTGAATATGGATGTTTCGTTTTATTTGTCCCACTTTTTTCGATAGTTGTTAGAGAGTTTATAATAAAAAATAAGAGGAGTATTAAATTAAATATCTATGGTAAAAAATTAAATGACGTTCTTGTGAAGCAGTCGCATAATAGATTATTCTATAATGGAAATCTATCAGAGGCTGCTAAAGAATTAACTAAAGAGGTCACACAATCCATTAATGTTGAGAGATGCTCAGTTTGGCTATACAATAGGGATAAAACATCAATAGTTTGCCAACAGCTTTATATTAAGTCAGAGTACACTTGGTATCAGGGATCTGAATTACTCGAGAAAGACTTTAGGCCCTATTTTGATGCTTTGAAAAATAATCCTGTCATTGTAGCAAATAATGCAGAGAAACATCCCTCTACATCTTGCTTTAGTGAAGTTTATTTAAAACCATTGGGCATAAAATCGATGTTAGATGTACCTATCCTGTTTAAAGGTGATGTAATAGGAGTAATATGTATAGAGAGCTTAGTAAAAAAAGAATGGTGTGAATTCGAGATTAATTTTTCCAAGTTGCTCTCTTCCTTATATACTTTTTCTTATTCAGTAAAAGAAAACAAAAAACAAGATCAAAAAATAGATGACATTAATAATTTTATAGATGAAGCTGCCCTTGTTTCTAAAACAGACGCAAAGGGAAAAATTGTATATGTGAATAAAAAATTCGAGGAGGTATCAGGATGGAGTCTGAAAGAAGTAATAGGTAAGGACCACAATATAGTTAATTCAGGTGAACATCCCAAGGAAATGTGGGCAGAAATGTATAAGAGTGTTTTAGTAGATAAAAATATTTGGAATAGGGTTATTACAAACAAAGCAAAAGATGGACATTTATACCATGTGGACACTTATATAAAAGCGGAATTCGACACGGAGACTGGAGATCTAATAGGATTTATTTCTATCAGGCAGGATGTAAGTAAAATAGTATATACATTACAAGAGATAGACAAGAAAAATACTTATTTAGAACATGCTGCTAAAATAATTAGACATGACATGCACTCGGGAATAAACACCTATATTCCAAGGGGGATTAGCTCACTAGAAAGAAGACTTTCCGACGAAGATATAAAAAATCTTAAAATAGAAGCTCCATTAAAAATGATTAAAGAAGGGCTTAGACATACTCAAAAGGTATATAAAGGAGTTTATGAGTTTACTAATCTTGTTAAAAAGGACGCAGCCCTTAACAAGGATGAAATAGATCTAAAGTATATCCTCGACGATTATCTTTCTTCGACTGCTTATAAAAGCCAGGTTGATATATCAAACTTAGGAAAGTTTAGTGTCAATGAGGCTCTTTTTTGCACTGCAATTGATAATTTAATAAGGAACGGACTTAAATATAATGATAGTAACAACAAATCTGTAAAAATATCAAGAATAGGAAATATTATTTATGTTGAAGACAATGGTAGAGGCTTAACATCTGAAGAATTTAAGACTCTTTCTAAACCATATACTAGGAAGGAGGGTCAAAAAGAAACCGGTACTGGCTTAGGATTAAATATATGTATATCAATACTCAAAGAACACGGATTTTCAGTCGATTGTGAAAAAAAGGTTGAAGGCGGATCTAGAATAAAAATAAAGTTAGATAAATGAAAAAAATATTTTTAATTATTATCCTATTGGGGATAAGGGGATTTTGCTTTTCTCAAAACTTTTATCCGATACAAACAATTTTAAAAGGAGATTCTGTTGTTATATACACGCTAGAACAGTCTCAAGATATAAATCTAATGATACAGAATCAAAAATCATTAAATGTAAGCTATAAGAGCAAATATGAGCACTATCTAGGAAAAACAGACAGTTTAGAAAAAATAGTAGCTGCGCAACTGTACTTGATTGATAGCTTAAGATTAGTTCAAAAAAATCAAGATAGCTTGGAAAAAAAATTACACACAATAGAAAGTTGGTTAGTAAAAGCATCAATCGATAACTCTTACCTCTATATGTCATGGCAGGATTCTAAAATTAAATCGGTGGACCTAACATTATATACTGTTCATTGCAGTATGCAAACAGGAACGATAAGAATGGTTAGGAGAGGTCCTAATGATGAATTTTATACCTGGAAAGGAATAAACCACACAAGAAGAGAAAGCCCCTCCATTAACTGGGAATTAAAATATCCAGAGGAAGATAGGCCGATAGTTAATAATTTACCAGTAGATATCAAAATAAGTCAATATGTAAGATGAAAAAAATAGTGCTTTTAGTAGTAATACTATTCTCTTTCCAGAGCTTTTCTACCGCTCAAGGAATAACCCCGAATAAAAAATCTATAGTTGAAGCTGTTTGGGATCAAGGAATACCAGTTTGTCCTGATGACAAATACATATCTTCACTTATCGACAAAGTTGGATTTGATAATCTAAGAAATAATAAAAAACCTATTGATAAGAATGAAGCTAAATTGTGTAGGGAGATAGGGATTGCTTTTTACAATAGGGGAATGTATGAAGCTGCTGACTGGTATTTAGAAAGAGTCAGAGGATACGTTGAGGTTGTAGAACTCGAGCCGGAGGTGGTTTTTGAAACACCCAAGCAGGAAGAGGAAGAGGAGGATGTTTCTATAGATGATATAAAAAGTCTAGAAGCGGACAAGGAATTTTTACAAAATCTTCCTAAAAGTTACGACAACGTTTCTCCCGGTGACATGAAAAAGTTAGCGGACCAAATTGAAGACCAAATAAAAAAGCTCATTGCAGAAAAAGAAGCTTTATTAAAAAGAAATGCTCCTAAATCTGTTATAGATGCTAAGGATGCTGCTATAGGATCTTTAGGAAAAGAAAAAGAAATCATAGACCTATCTATAGAAAAAGAAGATTTAGAGGTAGAAGTAGTTGACTTAGAAGACGATAAAAAAGTATTAAGGAAATATTTAATAGGATCCGTTATAGGAATTATTATAGCTATTTTAGCAATAATAGCTCTACTACAAAGGAAAACAATAAGAGTAAAAGACGTAGAGCTAGAAAAGCAGTTAGATGATATCAATAAGAAAAATACTTATCTTGAATATGCTGCTAGAATTATTAGACATGATATGCACAGTGGTATTAATACTTATATGCCTAGAGGCCTTTCCTCTCTACAGAAAAGAATGGATCAGGAAAAAATCGATGAACTAAAGATCGGTCCTTCTTTAAAGATGATTTCAGAGGGATTAGCACACACCCAAAAGGTATATAAAAATGTATATGAATTTACAAATCTCGTAAAAGTTAAGGCAGATTTTAGTACTAAAGAAATAGATCTAAAGGAGGCTTTGGAGAAATATCTAGCTAACACCTCATACAGAAATCAAGTTGTAATAGATGATCTTGGTTTGGTAAATGCTAATGAGCAATTGTTTTGTAATGCAATAGATAATCTGATTAAAAATGGCCTCAAATACAACGAGAAAAACGACAAATGTGTTAAGATATATAAGGAAGTAGATGTAATAGTTGTTGAAGATAATGGTATAGGATTAACGTCTAAAAAATTCGAAGAATTAATCAAAAAAGGCATTGATACAGAATCTGATACCGGTATTGGATTAAGTATTACAAAAGCAATTATTGAAGAACATGGCTATTCCATCTTTTGTGAGAAAGTTGAGAATGGCACAAAAATGAAAATAAAAATATAAAATGATTAATTCTATACTATTAGTTGATGATGAGGATTTATTCCACTTAGTTTTTGAAGATGCCTGCAGTCTTTTGGATATAACACTTTCTCTTGAAAGTCTAACTTCTGCTGATGAAGCAGAGAAACTGTTTAAAGCATGGCACAAAGAAGCCGATGGAAAACCTGAGTGTGTGTTTGTAGATCTTAATATAATAGGTTCTTCTTTCGATGGCATAGAGCTAATAAGAAAAATAAATTTTGAATACGGTAATCATGTTGTTATCGGTATTATCTCCTCATCAAACGAACCAGAGGAACAATCAAAAGCTTTACAGGCCGGAGCTCAGTTTTGGATAATAAAATCCGACGACATAGAACCTAGGTTAGAGGATTTTAAAAAAGATTATGAGGGATATAAAAACAGAACAAATTCGTTCAAGGTTTATAAATAGAATATATGAAGCTAAACAAAGAAACTAGGGGACAGCTTCTAGATTTATGGAAGAAAAGAAAAATAAGTCTAAGTGGTAATATCCTAAAGGTTATAGATGCTGATGGTGACGAGGAGCTGAAAAAATATTTAGACGAATCTATCCAAAGAGACAACGAAGTTAGAAGAAAAAGACTGGATGTTACTAAGAAGGTGCAATCACAAAATGATGAGCTAATAGTTTGGAAAGAAGAGAATGAAAAGATACAAAAAGAACTTCTAGATTCTCTTAAAAAAACTGAGGAGTCAATGCAGGAGTCAGAAAGACTCAGAGAAGAAGCAGAAAAAGCCAAAGAAGAAGCAGAAGCTTCAATGTTAGAAGCTCAATCTGCTAAAGAAGAAGCTGAAATAGCTAGAGAAGAAGCAGAAAATGCTAAAAACGCTGCAGAAAATGATCTAGATCTGATACAGAAAAAAACGCAGTTTGAATTAATAGGAACTATTATTAGAGTTGCTCTTTGGGTAATTCTTGGAGTAGGTGTTGTAACAACTATGGTTTATCTTATAGCTCTTTTTACTGGAGTTGATACTGCAGTTATTGGATCAACTTGGTCAAATATAGTTGGTATACTATTGACCAACTCATTTAGCATAGTTGGTACTATAATGGGTGTAAAATACGCATCTGAAAAGGAAAGTAAATAGTTATTCAAATCTTTTTTCTTCCGCTATAGAATTTAAATATTCGTTCAGTTCTAGTTCTTTTCCTCCTTTACTTACAAACAGAGTATATTTATTATTATCCGCTTCCTCATCGGTCGTTCTATCTATGACATCGTCAGCTCCTAGTTTGAATTTTATTCTATTTGCTAAATCTGATCTTGTTTTTTCGTCATTGAATTCCCATTGATATTCAGAAATAATGTTTGTTATTTCCTCTCTAATTATATCCGATTCAACACTAGAGGGAAGCAAATTATTAAGATATACTACATTTGATAAATGCGATGCAATAGTAGGAACTAGATACATTTTCATCATAAGAACCGGGGTCATAGAAACTTCATCTATCCAAGACTCAAATTCAAAATCCATGATCTTGTCTTTGTGTGTATGTATGTAATCCTCGATAACTTCGATACATCCCTCATAGTCCTCTATAAGATCCTCTATAGTAAAAGGAAAAAACTTTTTAATTGTTTTTGGTCCTCTCTGAAGAGATTCTATTTTTTCAAATATTGAATCTCTAATATCAACTTTTATATTTTTTTCCATATTATTTCTAGATATTTATTGTAAAAAAATTTCGTTCTCAATAGGATAAATAAAGATAAAATATGGACTATAGAGAATACCTTGAAAACATAAAAAAGAAACTAGACTCTTTAAATAAAGTTGCTGGAGTTAACCCAGAAGCAGACAGGGAGCTTAAAAAACAAATGCAACAATCTCAGATGCCATCCGATGAGATATTCGATATGTTAGGGCACGGTGCTAAAATGTGGATGGATAAGAATAAAAATCAAAATCCTTTGTAACTAATCTGGCTTTAGACCGTAAGAAGTTTATAATCCATTAAAAATGTATTAATGCGGGATTTTAAAATAATTAACCGGATAACAAATACCTCTGATAATCTAAACCGATACTTCAATGAAATATCAAAATATGAATTATTAAGTGCTGAGAAAGAGGCTGAACTTGCTTTTAAAGCTAAGGCTGGTGACGAAAAAGCTAAAGAAGCAATATTAAAATCTAATCTAAGATTTGTTATTTCTGTTGCAAAATCGTATGTTTCTGGCAACTCCCCACTGGAAGATCTTATATCTGAAGGAAACAAAGGATTAGTAGAAGCAGTCGAAAATTTCGATCCGACTACCGGATTCAAATTTATTAGTTATGCTGTTTGGCATATTAGGAAAAACATACTTGTATATCTTAATAATCACACAAGATCCATAAGAATCCCTTCTAACGTAAATAATGAGATGCGAAAATATCATGCTATAGAGGAATCTTTTATCTCTTATAATGGTAGGGAACCTTCAATAGATGAGATGCTAGAGATAATAGAAAATCCTGAATATGGGATCCAGATTTCTAACGCCACAATAGATACAATTAAAAACACCCCGTTATCTATTCCTCTCGAAAATTACGGAAAAGAAAATGACGAGATTGGCTCTCCTCTAAGTTGGTTGCAATCATCTGAAAATAGTGATGGTATAACATTGAGTGACGATATCAGGAATATTATCTTGCGAGTTCTTTCAGAGTTAAAGCCTATGGAAAGGGAAGTTACTATTTTAAAATACGGACTTGGAGACTCAAAAGAACCTATGAGCTATAAAGCTATAGGGGAGAAGCTAGAAAAAACAACAGAATGGGCTAGGATTATTTCTAAGAAAGCTGAAATGAGGATGAAGGCTATTATTAGGAGAAGAAAAATAAAAGAATTATTCTTCGATTAAGCTAGTTCCATTTCCTCTATTCTAAAAGGCAATTTAGTTCCGTATCTGTACATACAAAAATGATCAAATTCTTCTTCGTTCATTTTGTCAGTGTGGAACTCCATTTCATCCCACAGAACTTTATTATTCTTGTCTTTTAAATAGAGATCGAAAACATCTTTGCCTTTCTCTATCTTTTTTACGAGAGAGTTATTTAGATCTTTTTTTATTTTTTCCGCTCTTTCTTTAGAGATTGTTATTTTTTCAATCCACTCTTTTCTAGACCCTTCTTCAATTACAGATCCTCTTATTATGTAAGCTTTCTTATTATTCATATCTGCTAATTTAATAAATAAATTAAAAAGCAAAAGGATATATAAAGATAATAGAGACAAAAATGAGACATCTTAAATCATTAGAAGAGTTTAGAATAGTTAATGAGCAGCTATTTAAAGATGGCGAAGCATTAATGAAACTCTTAAGCGGAGGTAAACTTCAGGATTCTCCTGTAGAAGGATCAGTAACAATAAAAGGAGGAGCTATATCAGGGGATAAAGCCAAAAATGCACAAGCAGTGATAAATTCTATGAATAAGCATGGAATAACAAACCCTTACACACAAAAAGCAATACTAGGTGTAATTGGTAAAGAGTGCGGGTTCATACCTCAAAATGAGACATCATACTCTACCACTTCTTCTGCTAGAATAAGAAGTATATTTGGTGAAAGAGTTAGTAAAATGACTGATGCACAGATTGATCAGTTAAAAAAGAACGATGAAGCTTTCTATAATTACCTGTACGGCGGAAGATACGGAAATGCTCCTAATGAGGGATACAAATATAGAGGTAGAGGATTTAATGGTATAACATTCAAAGGGGTTTACCAAAAAATGAATGATCTCATGAATCGGATTGGAAAGCTGGATAGAAAGGTTGATCTAGTGGCTAATCCAGATGTCATTAATGATATAGATGTTGCTGCAGAATCTGCAGTGCTTTATTTTATAGACAGGGCTTCTTCCCCAGAAATGAACAAGAAATATGGTGTTAAGGATCTAAACGGATTCAAAGACGAGGAAACAGCAGTTAAAGCTATGGTTCATGCAAATGCTGGATGGGGATCTAATATGAATTCTCCGTTTCTAGCAACTAGCTTAAATAAGGCTAAGGATATGGCTAAGCAATTTAGTATTGCAGATTTAGGTCAAAATAATTTAGCTTAAATTATCTTCTAAATTTATTAGGAAACATTCTTCTCCACTCGTGACCTTGTGGAATGTCCTTTGCTCTTACACCGAATATCTTTTCTTCTGGGCATGGATCCATTTCTCTAACCATTCGATTGTTCATCCAGGTCTCTATTTTAACAAAGTTATTATTACAAGCCCAAGATTCTATTGATCTGTTCCATGATGAACCTGTCATAAACGGAAAATTTGTATTTGAGTTATTAACGACATCCGTTATTTGACTTCCTTGAAGTTCAACTTTTATCTCACCAAAATTCCTATGCTTAAGAATCATAGTCCTTTGGTTGAAATTTTCGTATAGTTCTATATAATTCATTTTATTTTTTACATCTTCCTGTTTTAAAACCATCTGGTATTTTTTCCCCCTCGGGTATTCTTTTGTTTTCTAGCAATACAGGATTGTAATACCATTTATAATTCTTTTTTCTCATTGGATTATTATCGCCTGAAAATCTTTCCCTATATCCATTTATTATACTTTCGTAATTTTCACCGAATCTTTGTCTTTCGTTTTTATATTTGGATCTTGATTTTTTTAAATTTATTTTTATATTTTCTGCTTTTTCTAAACCGTATATTTCTTCTAAAGATTTTCCTTTTTTCCTTTTTGTGCTGTCGTGATTCTTTGATAATTTTTCCTTGTGGTCTAAAGAGAATTCCCTATTTTTAAGTGCTTTACTAATTTTATTTTTTATTTCATCCAATTTAGGATTATTGCTCATTGTATCTCCTCCGTCGCCGCCTTTAGATATATTATATCCTATATTCCTATCATTAGATTTATAAAATTCTATCCAATATTTTTCAGAATTAGATAGATCCTCGTAATTATCTGTTTCGTATATTATTTCTTTTTGAAAATATTCTATTCCATATTTTTTTATAGCTCTTTTAATTAATACACCCGAACCCATATAATTTTTATTAGAAAGTGTATCTTTACCTATGTATATTTTGCCGTCTAATATATTAGTTATTATATAAACCTGCATATTTTATATTTTTACCAAGGATTGCTAGATTTAATACCTATCAATTTACGATAACGTGAGATATTGCACGACCAGTATTTAGCTTTCCATTTAGGCCCAGGTTGATCACAGCGCATTCTTTTTTGAAACGATCTTGCTTTTTTAGGATCTGCATTATTAACTCTCATTCCTGGTTCACCGAATCCAACCTTAACAATGTTACCGCTTTGATTTTTTGTGTATACACCAAATTTCCTAGGACCTGAAGGTGTTCTGAAAGGTCTATTGAGGTTTACTTTTCTACCCCTATATTCTGCCTCATGTAGCTCTTCTACATCTTCAAAAGGTATGTCGAGAAAAACCTCTCTTCCCTCATATATTCCCCTTTTGCCAGCATCAGTACCAACCAACCAGATTTCATCTTCAGTTAGTCCAATATTTCCTTCATTAAATAATATTCTAGCTTCGTTAACAAGATCTAACCACGCTTCTGATTCCACCCTAAAAACGCTTTCTAGTAAGCCTATACCGTTGTTAAAGTGATAAGATAAGTTCTCAGATAAGGAATTATTATTAAATGCGTTAAAATCGCTTATATGCTTCATATAAATTATATATCCTTATTTGATTAGATCATTCTGAAACATAATATCACATATGTATCTTGAGATTTTTGTATCCGATGGATAGTGGATGCCAACCACCTCCCTGCTTCTTGCAATTTTTTCTCCTACTTCTCTAACCTCGGACGCAATTTCAGGATGTTTTCTTGCATAATGCTCTGCCATTGTAAATGCAGTGAGTGCGTGCCCGCTCGGGTAAGCTGCGGTCATGGCATCAGTTCTTATTAATGGATACAATGGAATGTCATAAGCTTTAGCTAACTGATATGGCCTAGGCCTATTAATGACGTCCTTCAAATAATTAAGAATCGCGTCCGTTTGGTTGTCTATCCTAAAATATCCATCCATAGTCTCTTCGTATCCTTTTGAATTTAAAAAATCTATAAAAATGTTTGGTAGATTGCTCTGGTCATCAGCGTATCTAGCAAATGTAACATCATCTCCCGTTGCATTTGATGTTAATTCTAGTAATTCTTCTAGGTCTTTTCTTGTAGTTTCGCTGTCGTTCAAAGGAGCTTCTTTTATGATCTTTTCTATTAGCCCCTCTTTTTCGAACCATTTTCTTATGGGATCATTCTTATCTTCTATGATCTCCTTGAATTCAATCGGTGCATTTCCATAAACTATTTGATTAATATCAACGGTTTTTTCTGACTTATTTAAAGATTGCTCAAGAATTATAGAATTATTTAATTCTTTAAAATAGCTTATATACTTCATATAGCTATATATCGATCCTAGATATTCTTAATCTCTAAACCACCAAATCATTCCGTCCCAAAGAGCATCCCCGTGATTGATCCAAGGAGCACGTTCTTCTTCGAAATATTCTTTATCTAATATATCATCCTCGTCTTTTCTATAATCGCTAGGAGTTATTCTTTCTTTTTTCTTTTTTAATTCTTTCCACCAATCTTTTTTATCAATATAAGAGTAATCAGGAACTATTCCTATTTCTCCAGGATATGAATCATTGAGTCTAACTGTTGCAGGTAGTCCATAATACCAGATCTTTCTACCGTTTTCCTTTTCTTGGTTTAAGAAATCGAATGGGTGTTCTAATAGTATAGTTTCTAAAGATTGAGCGCGGGAGAGAGCATATCCGATTTCTCTAGAAAAGAATGAGTATACCAATTTTCCGTTTGCATACATCTCACATTTTCCACCATTTCTCATATCCCACTCATCCCATTTATATTTCATGGTGTTGTATTGACGATATCTGATTTCCCAGCATATTCTATGAGCTCCTTTATCTATATAAGGAATTAGCTCTCTTATACAAGGCTCGTGAATATCTCCATCCTCGTCAGAAATAGCTTCGTAGTCTGACCAATCTAACCACCATGTATCTGGACATCCATTGGATTTACCAAGTTCGTGTTCGTATCCAGGGATGGAATATACTGGATATAGTTTTCCGTCTATCGCTACATCAAATATTTTGTGTAGTCTTTGAAATGGTGCTCCTTCGGATTTTCCGTATTTCTCCTGAGCTTGAGCTAATGTTAATGTTTCTTTCATTTATTTTTATTTTTATAAATCCCAAATACTTTTTCTCTTCTTTTTTGGAAATTTAAAAGAAATCCAGAGTAAAAATTTTTGGATTATTCTTCCCATGTTTCTTCTTTGTCCATCTCTTTTAATTCAGATTGAATTTTCTTATCATTGATAAATTTAGCATCTTCCCATGCTTCTTTTCTGTCTCTCCATTTAATCCAGAGTCTAAAGAAATCGTATATTAATTTTATCTTGCTCATTTTTTAAATACGATATCCCAGTTTTTATCAAACATTTTATCAATAGTTTCCTTATGATTTGGATCATCTTCTAACAATCCCATTAGATCCTTATACATAAGATAAGCAAATTTTAGATCCTTTAGATATCCCTCGCAATAATCCCCATTTGGACTTTGCTTACAAGAAATTGCTGAACAGCATCCGTCTTCTCCACAAGCATCACAAACTGAACAATATGGAGATTTATATTTCTCTGGATTCATAATTTATTAATAAAGATCCTCACTATATAAAGTTCTACTTCCACCTCTTGATCTGTCATTCAGTTGACCCGCGGATTCAGCAATATTATATCCTTCTTCTCTATCAACAAAACGATTTTTATTAGTTAGAAATCCTTGGATTGATTCTCCAACTTCACCTGGTATGTCTCTTAACCCTGTAATTGCAACCATTTGATATATGCAATTGCCGTGTCTCCACCCGGATACAACAACACCCCTATCGACATTGTATGGTCTAAAACCTCTATGTTCTAAAATATCTGGTTTCTTTAAGGGAAGATCCTTGTACCAAACAGCAGCACATAAAATATACTCGTCCATTATTTTATCTTTAAAAGCCAATTAGCTAAATGTTCATCAATAGTTAATTCGTCCCACTCATAATCAGTGAAACCTTTCCTGCAATATTCACCAAAGTTTATAAGATCTACTGCAGTAAAACCCGGAGTTCTTTTTAAAACATCCTCGACAACTTCGGGAGATGCCTCCTCACCTTTTGCCTCTATATCTTTCCATTCTTTTTCTATAGATTCAGAATCCATAGAGTTAAATTTCTCTGCTAACATAGCAGTTAGCTTCATTTCATTTAGGTTCATATTCTTTTATTTGTTTTATGTATGCTTCGTATACTGTTGTTCTAGTTGATCCGGTGTTTTCGTATTTGTCTACAGGAATCCATCTTGTCTCCATAGTGTCTCCTTCTTTTCTTTCACATGGAAATGCTACTATATTCGTGTCTTCTATGTCAGGTCCTTGACAAAAAAGCTCTTTCCAAGTTGATTTCTCTAGATAATTTCTTAGAGCGCTCCATGCTTCCATATCGTGTGAGAGCCACATGTTGTCGTCGTGATTCATCGCATAATCAATCTGTCTTTGTATCTCCTCTGCTAGAGATTTCCCTTGTTGTTCTGAAAGTCTTTTACCAAAGTTTCTAACTAGATCCGACGGGTACATTGCAGATGCTATTGTGTATCTTCCGCAGAAGTATCTCAGAGAAGACCAAGTAAGATCCCATTCCCAGTCGCTCAATGGTTTAATCTTTTGCTTTTCCTTTGTTTTCATAAAATTTATACTAAAAATGAAGGTTTAAGTTTCTTCTGTAAAAATAAGAGATAAATATAAGATGGAAGGATATGTTTATCTGATTGTTGAGGGTGATCATAATGGGGAAGAGAAGTACAAGATAGGAGTAACTAAGAACGACCCCCAGAAAAGACTTAAGAAATTAAAAACGGGTAATTCAAATCAGCTAGATATCCTTAAACTTTATAAGAGCAAGCACTATAAAAAGGTGGAAAAAATTCTACACCGAAAATTTATAAGTCAAAGGACATTATCAGGGAACGAGTTTTTTTATCTAAGTGACGAACAGGTGTTTGGATTTATAAAGTATTGTGAAGAAGCAGAACACATTATAGAGTCGCTTCAGGATAATCCATTTTTTAAGTAGAGCTAAGTCCAAAACGGTTAAGTAAAGCCGCACCTTTACATCTTAGTGCTTCTAATATTTTTTCGTCTAGCACTTTATCTAGTTCTTCCCTCGGATTTTCCCTATATAGCCTAGCCATTTCTAAAGGATATTCATTAAACGATTTTATAAGATCACATAGGCGATCATATATTTCTGTGCTTCTGCCATCATTTCTATCTGCTATGATTTCTCTCCAATTTTCTAGGCAGTCTAGTAATTCTGCCCTTTCATATAGATTAGAGTTTTCCTCCTCTAGGTCTTCAAATTTTGATTTTAGATTATCGAGGTCTCGCTCTAAATACTCAATCCTCTCCTTTGCTTCCAAAAGTTCAGATAGGTAGTCTTCTTTTGTTTGATTTAATTCTTGATTCTCGTCTTCGAGGCCCTCTATATAAAGAATAAGCTCCTCAACCTTTTTTTCTTCTAATTTATTAGTCATAAAGAATTTTATGCAAATTTAGAAAAAATTTAGAGGAATAAAAAAAGATTTATTTTCTTTTCTTTCTATTAGCTTTAGCTTGTTGGTAGAGTTTTTTGTCGTGCATTTTTGTAGTCTTTCCTCCAGTTACGAAAGAGTTTACTCTAGCCATTGCCCATTGCTGTGGATTTGTTCCTGGAATGTGACCAGTTTTCCAAGCAGCATATCCTCTCTTCCAAACTTGTGTGAGTATTCCCTGTGGGAATCCTGTTTTATCTGACTTCTTTTTAAGTGCTTTTCTGACAGGACTAGTTGGAGAAGATACCCCTTCATTTAAAAAGCCCTCGAATTCTAATAGTTCTGATTCTGTTAAATGATCGAGGAACTCTATAAATTCATTTTCTAGATCCTCTAATATACTCATGAATTCGTAAGGATCTGTAATTAGGTTTTCTCCAAACATTTGTTTGTATTTTTTTGTGTATTTGCTGGTTTTAGTCCCCACCTTCTTACCCACGCCCGCTTTGCGCGATTTATAATCTGCATCCCATGGGCCATAAGCGGAAGAATCATCGTCTCTTTTATGAGCGTGTTTTTTTATTTCCCTCCGCATCACGTTAGGATTTTTAGTAAGATACTTCTTGGGTAATTTCATAATGTATTTATCCAACTCTATAAAAACATTTTTTTTAAACAAATGAATTTTCTAGGTTTGCATGACTATAAAAAATATGAAAAGAAAAAAAGATTATCCAACTCTAATTCATGGCTCTATCTTTAGCCCTTGCTTTATGACAGAGGAAGAATTCGAGAATGGATATAAGTCTTCAATATTTTATATAGAAAAAGATTTCCGCGAGGAATACGAAAAACACATAGCAGCAATGTCTCACATTTCAAATATAGCAAAGAGCTACATTTTTAATAACTGGGAAAAGGTTAAGGATTGGAGTGATTTAGAAGTGGTTGTTAAACATGGGCCAACTGGAGAAAAAACATACTATTACTCTTACAAAGAAAAAATAAGAAAGAAAGAATACGGCAGAGGTATGATTTCGGAGCTACTTATGAAGTCCGATAAAAAAAAGAAAAGAAACCAAAACCCTGTTTTAACTATAAATAATGTGGTACTAGATCCAACCGATGGCGATTTTTCAATCACTATAAACGGAAAAGAACATTGGTGGATACAAGACGAGGCTGTTATAATTATAGCAGACTATATAGAAAAAAGATTAAAAAAAGAAAATAGCCCTGATGAAAAGGAGATATAAAATGTATGGAATTGTTTGTAACAATATAAGTTCTTTACAGAAGGGTATCCAATTTGGTAAATCTATTGTTGAATATGCAACTAAGTATGGCAGCAATGACCAGTATAAAAAATGGGCTAGCGGGGATAAACAAGTAATGCTCTATGATGGTGGAAGTACTAATTCAAGAAGATTCGATGGAAAATATATTGGATCAATGAACAGATACTTAGATGAGTTAGATAAACATAAAATAGAATTGGTTTCTTTTTATGAGAAAGATTTAGGAGACCAACTAACTTGTATTTGTTTATTACTAGATGAAAGGATATGGGACACCGAAAAATTTAATGACTACGACGGGCCATTTATAGACAAGCATGGAAAAGAGCCTTCTCAGATTCCCTATAATTACTGGAGATCAAAATTTGGTAACAGTGAAGAAGAAATAAATAAAATATTTTTTCTTAGAAAATTTTTTAAAGAATTAAAAATCTTATAGTTTATGTCAGAAAAATCCAATTCGGATGTTAGGAAAAGAATAAAAAATTTAATTAATATATCAAATAGAATGATGAAAAGAAACGAGAACAGATACGTTGACATGACAGATGACGATGATGATTTAGGATTAGTTGATACGCATAAACATACCCAATGGTCAGTTCTTCAAAACGATCAATTTGCGCCATCATATGTTTCAGTTTCTAGAGTTCCTAGTGGTTTATATGAGATGAAATGGAACTCTCCTATGCAAACTTGGGTTTTAGCAAAGCAAGCTCTAAATATAGACGAGCTATATGAACTACCATCCCCTGAAATAGAAAGTATACTTAACGATATTAGGCTTTTTTGGAAAAAGAGAGGAGTTTATAGGGATTACAATTTTGTTCATAAGAGGGGTATACTTCTTTACGGAGATCCAGGATGTGGAAAATCCGGAATCATACAGCTTTGTGTTAAAAGCTTAATAGAGGAAGAATCCGGAATCGTAATAAACATAAAAGAGGATGAGGATTTTAAAGCCTTCTTAGAATTTGTTCCTACTATAAGAACAATAGAGCCAGAAAGACCTCTTATTGTTATATTAGAGGATATCGACTCCCTAGCTGGAGAGGACCGGTACTCAACAACTAAACTCTTAAACATACTAGACGGTGTTAAACAGATAGAGAATGTTGTTTATATAGCAACAACAAATTACCCTGAAAAATTACAGGAAAGAATTACCAACAGACCTTCCAGATTTGATAGAAGGTATGAGGTTCAAATGCCATCGAGAGAAATTAGAGAAGCATACATCAAAAACAAGCTAACTGATGATGACTTAAAGACAATTAACATGGAGGAATGGCTAGACGCATCAGAGAACATGTCATTATCACATTTAAAAGAGATGGTGATTTCTGTTATTGTGATGGGAAAAGACTTTGATGAATCACTATCTGCTTTAGATGCACTCTCGGAGAGACCTAAAATTAAAGGAGGGAAAAGAAAATCTGGAATAGGTTTCGGAAAATCATAATGCGGGATATATAATCTAAGACTAACAAATGAAGAGTTTTAGAGATAAATTTCCAGGGCTTACTGAAGAACAGATAAGAATCAAGTATAAAATCTGGGAGAAAGAGAAAGAGAGAGAAAAACAACTCAGGGAGTCTATCGAGAGAAGAAGACGAAATCCTTTTAAAGAGGATGATGAGGGAGACGAGGGGGCATCTTATTCGGGTAGCTTAGATATAGATGGAACGCATGGGATAGTTTCCGACGCCGCTTTAATTGGCTCCAATGTCACATTTTTTTACCAAAACGGAAATAAAACATTTACTAAAACTGATTCGAAGGGAGCATTTAATGTTCCGAGAAGTTTCGGAGATGGTTATATTATTGTTGACGGAGGTATAGATTCGGTCAACGGTCTTCCTTATATGGGACAATACAGAATAGACTCCGCATTTTTTCATAAGTATAGAGCAATAACCCCAATCACACACATTGCCAGTCATATTTGGGACTGCACACCTACCAGAACTCCAGAAGAAGCGATGGATCTAGTTATCGATAATATATCGCACCTTACAAATATAAGTATACCTAATATAGACAAGGGATTTTTATTTAATAGCGATCATGTTAGGATCACATTGGACGACGTAGAAGGAGCTAAGGAGGTCCAAGCAATAAATACCATTATAGAAATATATTCTGATCTTATAGGGGCTTTAAAATCAAATATGGAGGGGGAAATAATACCTAATAAAACCCAAACATATAAGGAAATAGCAAATTATCTTCTCACTAAAGTGAATGGGCAGGAATCAATAAATTACACAGATGATTTCTTTAAATTTCACGTGACTAATCAGCAAAAAAACCATGAGACTTGCTGTTCTTATTTAATAAACAAAGCCATAAAAAGTATAAACAAAGCTTTAGTAAAAGATTCAATACAAGCAACTAAAGAAATACAGGCTTTAAATTTTATAGTTAAGAGCGAATGGTGTGATAAATCTCTATATATGACTAATGATTCTAGCGCAAGCCCACAAAAAATATGGGATAGCATTGAAAGAAAAAATCCAGTTAACCTGATAGATTCTATAAACCTAGAGATTTAATTATTTGTGGTGATCAAGGTCAGTCGGATAGTCTTTTAGCTTTTCCATTATTCTCTTAAGATCTTCATAAGAATATGGCTTATAATTATTGGTGTCTACACCTACATCCATAGTTCTTCTTCTTTTTGATTTAGTCCACCATTCATCATCTTTAAGATTGTTGTGACAGTGTCCGTGCAATTGCCAGGTTCCTTTATGGTAGTTGTTCCATATTTTCATTGGCCAATGACTAAGTACAATATGGTCGTCATCTATTTTTATTTCTAAATAAGAGCTCACGCTCTCAAAAACCTCGTGGCATCCGTCCCTATTTTTATAGATATTCTCGTCGTGATTTCCCAGTATAATATGAACATTCTGACATATGATTCTCTCCCTGAATCTAAAAATGTTTTCAGCCCCCCCAAAACTCCAATCTCCTAAATGGTATAAAGTGTCCTCTTGTCCAACTACTGAGTTTATTGAATCAACAATTTTATTATTGTGATCTTCTAGATTTTTAAAATCTCTACATCTGGATTTATCATCCCATTTGCTTATTCCCGAAACTATGTTTTTATGCCCATAGTGGGTATCTGAAGTAAAATATATCATAATGCTTATATTACGGAACTTTTGTAAGATTTCATGTAAAATTAATATGGTTTTCCACAAATTTAAAGAGTGCATAGATATTTTAATATCAATACACAATAAAAATATGGAAGCATATAAGTTGGGTATAGACATATTAGACTATCATGATTCTTACGATAAAGCTATTAATATTTTATTTGAAGAGATATTGACTGAAGAGGGAATGGATTGGTTAGGCTGGTATCTTTATGAAAAAGATGGCATATCGGGAAACCCAAAAAAAGATATGAAAGCGTGGGACAATAAAAAAGAGATTTGTAAAAATTTAAAGGATCTTCATGTTTATCTCACTAAAAATAACTATTTTAAGCGGAATGAAAGATAAAACAAATTCTATAATTAATTGGGAACTGCACCAAAAGCTTTCTCCTAAAAGAAAAATAGATACCGAATACAAATATAAAAAGCCTAATGGAAAAAAACCAGGATGGTTCAAAAGATTTGTGTCCTACATAAAGAAGACTCTACAAGGATTAAATGAAATGTTAAGAAATGGGTACTCATCTAGAAGCTAAACCTAGCCCTAAAATAGTTATCGATGGCGAAATCTATAGGGTTGAAAAATTTTATATATCGGAGCTTGGCTATCTTATGATGAGATTATACTCAGAAGATAGAAAAGTCTACACCACACATAATCTGGGAACCCACAACCCCGAAGAAAATATATTTAAAGATGCAATCGAAAAAAGATAAAGATCTGGTTCTCATAAATGTAGAAGGCCCAATACTGAAGGTTAAAAGAGCTGATGAGGGTGACTATGTTTTATATGACAACGAAGATTCAATAGTAGATATACTGAATCCCAAAAAATTTGTAGACTTCATATTTAATGATTATCCCCTGGTCTATACAGATGGAAAGGAAATTAAATATAAAAACTATGCTCCTAAAGACAGGGCAAACAGAGGGGAGTTAGCTAGGTTTATGTTTGGTGGAGGGGTAAGTAAAGGATTTTTAGAATTTAGTAAAATTGATGGACAATGGCTATCACCAATTCCAGAGGAAAGGGAATGGCAGGAGGATGTTTTAAAAGAGATATTTCCGAGCTATCCAGAAGCCGCTCCCAAATGGCAGTATATGAATGGTCTATTACAGATAGCATTGAGATATAAAGAACAAATGGAGGTAGATCATGGCATTAGCTCTGGTGAAGAAGAACTAGAAGACGATGAAAATGGGTAAAAAATTAATTTATATTGCATCCCCCTATACCAATCCGGATGAGAGGGTGAGACACGAGAACTATTTAATAGTTACTAAAATTGCAGGAGATCTAGTATCCAGAGGAGCTGTTGCAATATCGCCTATAACTTATGGACACATATTAGCTGAGCACACTAAAATGTCAACAGATTGGGATTTCTGGATGGATTTCTGTCTTGTGCTTCTAGCTAAATGCGACGAGATTCTGGTCTGTAATACTATGGTTGGTTGGGAAGAATCTAAAGGAGTTACTGCAGAAATTGAATTTGCTAAGAAGAATGGAATAGAGATAAAATATTTAAATCCCATAAAATAAAGGGAAATATGACAAATACAATTGCTTTAATAATCGGTATTTTATTTGGATTCATTGCACAGGTTATGACTTTTTTTCAACTACAGGGACCGATTAAATATGATTGGTTTAAAAATCACTACTGGTTAACTGTTTTAATGGGAATTCCGATATCAATGTTATTCATGTATTCAGTAAAGAATATGATTATAGCATTTGATGGACAGATGTGGCCATCCAGATTAATAGGATTTAGCATAGGAGCAATGGTTTTTACTTGGCTTAGCTGGAAGGTATTTAATGAACCAATAACTTTAAAAACTCTAGTGTGTCTTTTGTTATCTGCTGGTATATTAATAATACAACTTGTATGGAAAACACCTTAGATATCATAATAGAAAGCATGACTGATGCTGAATGGGAGAAAGTAAAGCATAAAGCTGAAACTAACAGAGCTCATAGAGCAGCAAAAACATTTAGGGATAAGAGAGAATCCGCTATTAAGTTTGGTGATTGGATACTAAAAAAGAATCTAGTAAATGGATATGACACGGATGGATCTTCTTGTTGGGTAGTTCCTGACGGAAAGGGAAATACCTATACAACGGTTGAGATTTATAATATTTATTTAAGAGGAGATTGGGAAGAAATAGAGGATGACGATATAGAAGATGAAATATGACGGAAAGAGAACTACAACTTTTAGGATTTGAGCAAAAAGTCCAAAATGACCCAGATTGGGGAATTTATCACTATTACACCTATGAAGTAACTAAAGGATTAGATTTTATATCTAATGCTAGTGATGAAATTAAGGAAGGTGAAGAATGGTACGTAGAATTTTTTGAATCCACACCAGCTATCAGATTTTATGGCTTTGGTGAGGTTCAAGCATTAATAAATCTTTTAGAAAAACATAAAATAAATGAACAACCTGGATAAAGATTATCAGGATCTACTAAGAGACATAATTAGTAGTGGAGTTGTAAAACAGGATCGTACCGGCACTGGAACATTATCTGTTTTTGGTAGACAAATAAGACATAAAATGTCAGACGGATTTCCGTTACTCACCACAAAGAAAATGTATTGGAAGGGAATTGTAACCGAACTACTATGGTTCTTACGGGGAGATACGAACATTAAGTTTCTAGTTGACAATGACTGTCATATTTGGAATGGTGATGCGTATAAAAGATTTACGTACTATACGGACGAGGAAACCTCAATGGAAAGATTTATAGAACTTATTAAAACAGATGATGAGTTTGCTAAGAAGTGGGGTGATTTAGGCCCCGTGTATGGTAAGCAATGGAGAGATTGGGGTGGTAAAGAAATAAAGGTAATAGATGGAAAAGTAATGACAGTAATAAACGATCAAATCCAAAACCTAATCAATGACCTTAAAACAAACCCAGACTCAAGACGATTAATGGTTTCAGCTTGGAATGTAGGTGAATTAGACCAAATGGTTCTTCCACCTTGTCATTATGGATTTCAAGTTTACACAAGAGATTTAACTTTAGAAGAAAGAAGAAAACTCGTTAGCCCTGATATGTTTAATCAGATTTATAACGGAGGCGGACCTGAATCGTTATCTAATTCTGAAATAAATCAATGGAATGTTCCAACTAAAGCGATATCTCTGATGTGGAACCAGCGTTCTGTTGACGTTTTTTTAGGACTTCCTTTTAATATAGCTTCCTATGGATTACTTCTGGAAATCATTGCTAAGGAGGTTAATATGATTCCTGATGAGTTGATTGGTAACTTAGGTGATACGCATTTGTATTTTAATCACATTGATCAGGCGAAAGAGCAGATCGGTAAAAAATACACACCACAGGAAAGAGAATCAATGCTCAAGGATGCAATGAGCTGGCGTAAATATAATAAAGCATTAAATGAGTTAGCTCCTTTTGGTGGAGGTATGAGCGAATATTACGAGACACATAAGATTCCAAAAACTACAAGGGATCCTTATCCTCTCCCTAAGTTAAATTTCAATATGGAATGGTGGGATGAGCCTTTTATGCAAGCAGTTATGTCTGAAGCTTTCTGTAAGTGTTTGATAGAAGAAGATATACAGCTTGCTGGGTATCAATCACATCCAACTATTAAAGCACCACTAAATAATTAATGAAGAAGTACATTATAATATCTCTATCCGCATTCATATTAGAAACTGCTTCTACGATGTATATAGCTACTGTGGCAAGTAGAAGTATGTATATGATATTTTGGGCTTTTATAGGGCCATTTTTAGGGCTTCCTTTTGTTGGTTATATGGTTGAATCTAAAACTTGGGGCGAGAGATTAAAAATGGCTCTTGCTTCCTCCGTTGGTTATAGTGTGGGAGCACTTTTAATTTATATAATAGACATTTAATTAATAGAATCTTTAAGTTTCGAAAAAATAGCAAAAGCAATAATACATAAAAAGAGATCAATATTTTGAGCAAAAAAAAACCAGATAACGTTTCAGATAATCCTGGGATATTACCCTACGGGAGTAATGTTGGCGCACCGGCGATAACTCCTACAGATGTTCAACATTGGAAAGGACCTAGAGTAATTTCAGTTAATCAGCAATTTGAGGATAAGTTTTTAGAGCTTAAAAAAGAATATGAAAAGCTTATTGAAGAATATAGATGGAACGATCTTGTCTATAAAGCAAAATTTAATTTTGAGCCAGTGATAGGAAAAACATACCACCTTTATTACAATAAGGAGGGTAAAGTATTTTTATCACTAGTTTCACCTAATGAATGGACTTATGAATTCATTGGTTCTTTTAAATATAATCACGATAATAAGTGGATAAAAGTCGATCAATAAAATTTATTAAATATGAAAAGTGGAAGATTAATTATTTGTGGTTTACTTTTAATAATAACTGGAGCTTTACTATTTTTTACCTCCTATAGGAAAATTAGTAACGAAAAAGAAAAAGAAATTCTAACCAACGAACTGGAAGAAAAACAGCTAAGAATAGATGAACTTGAATCGGAGGTAGAAACACTAGAAGATGAAATTTCAAATCGTGAAATAGAAATAAAGTTCTGGGGAATGAAATATGATTCAATAAAACAAAAATAAAATGGAAAAACCAAAAATTTCTCCAGTTATTAGATCTGGAATTAAAATTATTGAAAACATAATCGAAGGGGTTACTATTAAAATCTTAGATGATGAAATGTCTAGAACAGACCCCACAGAATTTTTACCACTTGGCGCACTGGGTGTTAAAGTTAATGTAAATTGGGAAGATGTAGGATCTAAAGATATTTTTCTTACTGCAGATCTTTGTGAACAAATGCACAGTCCATACGGTGATAAGATAGCGGAAGAATTTATTTTTCCTATGTTTAGAGATGAAATGGAAAAATTAAAGGAAGAAACTTATGAATAAAATATCATTTAAGATAAGCAGGGAAATGCTTATGGAAATGTCATCTTTAAAAACACCAGAGGACGGGTTTGAATATATTGAAGATTGCTTTGCTATAGATAAGAATAGAATTGAAAAAATAACAACTATATTCGAGCCCTCTATGGAGCCTCAATTAACTATAACTATCAAACCAAAATTATAATGGATCATAAAAAATATCCTCCTATTACTCCAGAGAAAAGCACTTCAAAACCTATGGGTGCTCTTGCGAGAAGAGCAGAGGACGAAAGAATAAGGAAAGAGGAGGAGATTAAAAAATCAATGAAAGTCGATATTCCACTAGATCCAAATATAGATTGGGTTATAAAAAATATAAACGGAAAAAATTATCTATCAGTAAAATAATGGAACTATTAAACACACATCCAATTAAAAAATCCGATCTTGGGTTCCACGGAAATCTTTTCGGAGGAAAACTTCTCGCATGGATAGATGCTGCCGCGGCTGGGTATTGCATGCAACTTTGTGATAGTCCCAGAGTAGTTACAGTTTCTATAGATAAGTGTAATTTTGAAAAACCTGCTAGGGAGAGCCAGCTTCTAAAAATATATGGAAATCCAACTAAAGTTGGGAATTGCTCTGTTACACTTTATATGGAAGCTAGAGCTCATAACGTTTATACTGGTAAACAAGTTTTAGTTTTAAAAACACATATAACTTTCGTTCATATAGATGAGGAGGGTAATCCTATTCCGATAGGTGAAAAGGGTAGAAATAGAATAAATAGGATCATAGGCGAACAACCTGATCCGAATGATAAATAAAATATTATGGAAAAAGTAAGAGTGTATTTAGACGACGTTAGAACCCCTATAGAAGAGGATTGGATCGTTTGTAGGGATTACGATGAATTTGTTGATAAAGTCAATGAAATAGGCTTAAATAACATCTATATGATATCACTAGATCATGACCTAGGAGAAACTGCCATAAGGGAATATTTTAAGAATGTAAAAACAAATTACATTTTAGATTATGATAATATTCACGAAAAAACTGGATATGACTGTGCAAAATGGATAGTAGAAGAAAGTATGAATAAAGGGATAGATCTACCTTTGATAATGGTACACAGTGCAAATCCTATAGGATCGTCTAATATAATGGGTTATATAAACAACTACCTTAAAAACAAGAGGCTCCCACAAAATTGCACAAGACATAAAATACCCCACACGGTTTAATATATAGTATATGGAATTTATAAAAAAATTATTTTCAGCAATTGCTCTTTCACTGATAGTATCTCTTCCATTATCGATGTTAGAAGCTTTGACTGTATATTCTATTATAAATCTTTACGAAATACCATATCTAATAAAATTTCAATACTATCAGATTTTAGGTATAAGCTTTATTATAATGATAACAAGAAATCGTATTAGAATAGGATCTGAAGACGAAAAAGATAAAGAAAAAGATCTTGTTTCATCTATAATATCCCTAAGTGTTAATAGGTTATTTAGAATAGTATTTGTTTGGTCTGTTTCTTTTGCAGTTCATTATATTTTCTTTAATAGCTAATAAAATAGATAAATGATAAGCACTCTTTTAACAATAATTATACCCTGTAAAAACTCAGTAATCGAACTTAAAAAAACGATTAACGATATAGCCAAAAAAACAAAAATAAAGGACACGAGAGTTTTAGTCCTAGATTTTGGTTCTATAGACGGGTCATATCAATATGCTGCACAAGCATCAAATGAAATGATAAGAATTATCAGAATAGAGTCTATAAAAATGGAGGAGGGAGAAACGGTAAAAGATGCCTATAATCTAGTACACACTCCTTATGTATTAGTTATGGTACCCGGATCAACTTTTAGTGATCCTGATCTATTTTTTACCTCACTAAACGAGATGTCTAAAATAAATTATCCAGTAGCTTATCTAAAAAAAGAGGACTTTATAAACGACTTAATGTCTAGATTCTTAAAAAATAAAAGGAAGATAAACGCTATATTTGCTGATAAAGAATCCTTAAATATTTTAGTCCACAACCCCGAAGGTCCAGATTCTGATATATCCTTAGAAAATATGTCTAAGGGAATAAAAGTTGGGGGTTTTACTAACTAGCTATGATTGATACATTTTTCTCTTTCTACTAGATCTTTCATCTAGCAAATCAAATTCTTCTTTTACGCTATTCCAAAGAATCTCCAGTGGCTTACTAATATTCCCGCCATCTTTCTGGATAGATGCTATGAATTTAACCCAAAGTTTAAATTCTTTTTCGTCTCTTACGTTAATCCCCTCTTTTCTAGAGGAACCTTTTGATAACATCTTTTTAAAATTTTAGTTAAACTTAATAACTTTTAATACTGCTAAATTAACATCTTATTGTTAATAAAAAAAATATAAACAGTGTTTTTTATACTATTTCATTAAAAAAAAGCGAGTTATGGGTGGTTTTGGAAGTGTTCTTTTGCTTCTTTAGCCATCTGAGCATACTCATATAGCTCCATATTGACAAAATATTCTATAGCTTTCTCCATTGCTTTAGGAATATCACTTCTTTTCATATATATTTTAGAGTAAACCTCATCTTCCCACGAGAACTCCATAAAAGATTCTTCTATAAGATCTTTATTTTTAGCTAAATAAAGAGCAGTTTCAACGGATCTTTTATAAACTTTACCAGGATTTCTTGTTAACCATTCTTCCAAATGATCCGGATCAACTTCATTTATCATTTCTATTTCTTCAATCATATAAAGTTCATACCATACAAAAGAGATTTTGTTCCGAAACTAAATTTAATACCTACAATAAAAATAGTATAAATAAGACTATGGAAAATTCAATAATTTTACCTTCATGTATTTCCCACTTAAATGAGATCAAAATAGAAACATTAGAAGAAGCAATGAAGTTTGAGCTTCTAATGGAAGTCTACAAGAAAAAAACGTATCTTGAAATATCTAATATATTAGAGCAAGAAGATAAAAAATAATTATGAAGTTAGTATTTATATCCGATACTCATACCCTACATGACCGGTTTAATATACCAGATGGTGATTTTATCATACACTGTGGTGACGTTTCAAGCAGAGGATATAGAAGTGAGGTCGAAAAATTTTTAGATTGGTATTGTGCTTTACCACATAAGCACAAGATTATGATACCAGGAAATCATGATTTTTTCTTTGAAGAATACTACGAAGCTTCATCAAATTACTGCGAATCCAGAAACATACATTTACTGGTAGACAGTGGAATAGAGTTAGAAGGCATTAAATTCTGGGGATCTCCTATAACACCATATTTTCATAATTGGGCTTTTAATAGATTCCGTGGATCATCCATTCAGCCACATTGGGATAAAATACCAGAGGGAGTTGATGTTCTTATTACACATGGTCCTCCTGCATATATGGAAAACGGATTATCTATGGTTCTTGAGGGTGAAGATGTTGGATGTGAGGACCTTTATAAAGCAATTAAGAGGGTAAATCCTAAGATTAATGCTTTTGGACACATACATGAGGGATATGGTACGTACGATGATGGACAAACAATTTTTATGAATTGTAGTTTACTAAACAGGAGATATTCGCCAGTTAATAAACCGATAGAAGTTTTATACGAGGATGGAAAATTTTCTCTCTATAAATAATATGCAGAAAGGGACACCAGTCTCAGATTCTTTTAGAAAAAAACTAGTAGAATTGGGATACCATAAATTCGATGGTAAGCCTATTAAGGGTCAGATTTGCTATGATGCCTACTTTAAAGATTTTGAATCAGAGGGTTCTTCTAATTATACAATATATTGCTATTGCTATGACCTAAATGATATAGTTCCGAATCCGGAGATGTTTGAATTCTCTTTCGAAGTTCAGATAAATGCAGGATTAGGTATTATAGGATTAGAAGCTATCCAATGGGATTTCAAAACTGAAGAGAGCGCAGAATTTAATATAGGTTTCTTTGAGAAAAAAGTTGAGGTAGTATGGAAAGCTTTAGGAGGATTAAAATTTCCTTCTTAGAAATCCATTAATCTCTTTAGATTTTTAAATCTCCTATTCAAGGATTCTTTAAGCTTCGTTATAGATATTTCAAATTCTCTACCAAAAACTTTAGGAGCTTCTTTATACGATTCTTGTGTTTCGTCATTTGAATCCTGAGTGAACTGCCAATATAATGACATTTCATCTGGTACATTAAACCCATAGAATTCGTATACTTGTTTTTGAGTTTCTAATACCTGCTCACCGTTCCAGTTTTGTCCTATTATAACACATCCTGCATCGATACCAGATACTATATTATCCTCACCTAGAGTTGTGTGTCTGTTTTCTATCCAATTTAGTCTTTCTATAAGTTTTTGATAGAAAGCATTTGCTTGACCCCATCTTACGCTTATAAAGAAAACAACTGCATCTGATTCGAAAAGCTCTTTGGTTACTTTCCATAATTCATCGTCCTCATTGTTTAATGAAGCCCAGCATCTATGATTTCCTGAGGGATCTTTTTCTGTGTCTTTTAGAAGAGAATCTTTTATTCCACAATTGTTTCCTTCTACTCCGGATACGTTTCCTTCACATGGGTATATTTTTAATTTTGGTATTTCTAAAAGATTAACCTCTGTTGTCTCTTCAAGCCTAGATTTAATATCCATAGCCAATAGTGTGGACTTGGGGATTTCTTTGCTACCTTCCCATCTATTAGATGTGGTTAAAAAAAGGACCTTGTTTTTATTAGAAAGATATTCTACTAATTCTTGTATTTGCTCAGAAACCATAATTTATATATCTACGGATTTGGAATATATACTTTAATGAAACACATTAAGATCTACGAAAATTTTAGTTCATCTGCGGATAGAAAATATTTTACTGACGCAGAAATCCAATACTACCAAAAATTATGGGATTGGCTTCCGGAGAGATACAGATACAATCAGTTTTTCTTAAAGCTTTGGACACAAGCAACAACTAAGAAGTATCTTTCTAATAAACAGTGGATCCAACTGGAGTATTTACTAAAAAATGGTAAATCCCAATATGAGGCGGGAATTCTTCCTAGTAATTATTGAAACAATCATTAATTTTACTTGTATTATCTATACAATAAAAATTTAGATGTCTAAAAAAAGAAAATGGGGAATATCTAATCCCTTCTCCGAAGGCCATAGAGAATATCTACCATCAAATTATTGTCTTTTTGATGTTGACGGGATATTGTTAGATCTCAGCGGTGATCCTGAATTTTTATATGAGAGTAAATACAAAATGTCTTATGATGGCTCAGATTTTATAGAAAGTTTCTATAATCCTAAAAACACGCAAGCTTTCTTCTTAAGACATGTATCTCAAAAAATAGGAGTATACATTCACGAAGAAAAGACTGATCGATGGTGGTTTTTAAAAGACAGGGATCTAAATATTTCATTAAATCCTAGGCTGGATCTAATAAAGACAGAGAACAGAATTTATGTGGAAGATATAATTTCAAATTACTCCCATAATCTTTCCGGTGTATTTGTTAGAACTGAAGGTGAGAAGCCTTCGTATATGGAGAGATATGGAGCCTTTATAGCACAAAAAATGGGTATACCTAATATATTGGTTAACGACGTGTTTGAAAGTGCTTATATACACTTCAAAAAAGAAAATAACACATATAAATGTGATTCAAAATCCAATTGGGAATTGGTGTGGGATGATCTAGATATAGTTGGAAATTAAGAAACTATATTTGGAGATTTCTCTATAAATAAATAAAAAATATGCCTACTAAAAGTCGCGTAAGAAAAAAGAATGGTAAACCAGTAAAGTACAAACCGAAACCAAAAGGTTTATCAAAAACTCAGATGAAAAAGCTTTTAAAGATGATTGAGGATCAGCAGAAAGCTTCACAAGAAAATTCTGGGGAAGTATCAGAAACTAGAGAGGGAGGTGAATTATTAATTTCTCCGGAGTTTATAAAAAAACTAAATGTCAATCCCTCTGATAGTATAGAAGAGGGTCCATCTTTATACGAAGAAGATAAAACGGAGGAACCTGTTAATGAATCTGAGACTCTTGAAGAAAAAGAGGATGAAAACTTAAATCCTGGTCCTATTTCTTCCGAGATTTAATATAAATAAATATAAAAACAAAGTCCCGTCTTAAGGCGGGATTCTTTGTGCCTTGGTGGTTATATACCATACAAAAAATAATTAAATCATATGAAAATTATTAATGATGAACAGCTAAACGAATCAATCAAAAGCGGAGAAAAAACTCTAGTTCTCTTTTCTGCAGACTGGTGTGGGCCATGTAAGATAATTAAACCAGCACTTGAAAAAGTAGAGGAGGAATTATCTAATTCTATAAAAATAGTAAAAGCTGATGTGGGGGAGGCGGGAGAATCCGCAAAGAAATTTAACATAAAAAATATTCCTACTTGTGTACTTATAGAAGGCGAAACGGAGATCGCTAGATTTTCTGGTGTAAAAAATGGGGATCAGATTAAAAAATTTCTAGAGGAACATCAGGTTTTAAATTGAAACTTTACCTATATTTGCGATATATTTTAATAAAACGTTCTTTAACATACATATTTTTCTTGAAGCGGTTTAAAGGGTTACTTCAAAATTTATAAACAGCGATCGATAAACAGCTCCGGCTGTTTATTTCTAAAGACTTAGTACTTCTACAGAAGAGCGCTTCCTTAGGGGAGAAAATTACAGTAGATTGGTTTAATTCACTGACTAGAAATAAGGGAACGATTACCTCACGTAATGAGGGACCACTCTTTAAAGATTTCTCAAGAAAAAAATTATATAAAAATAAACTCCGAAGCGGTGAGAAGAGATACTTCAATAAGAAATCAAAAGAAAAAACCTCTTCCCTAATATTCTCGGATTTTTAGAAATGTTCTGAAGCGGGATTTTGAGATACTTCATATATTGTTAGACTCGAAACCCTCGAAATCAATTTTCTCAGAACAACCACTAAGGGGTTTGGACGCTAAGCGACTGAACCCTTTTTTATTTTAGTAACTTTTTAAAACAACTATATGTCAAAGTTGAGTAATTACGCAGATAAAAAAGTAGCAATGCAAATTGCACATAATTCACTCTATGGAGCTTTTGCAGTGGAGAACTTTATGGGAGGAACATCCTATGAGATCAATCCATTAGACACATTAAGGATTGTAGCGGCTTCCTCTATATTCGGAGAACCCCAATATTACCGTGACGGTTTAAAAGCACCTAGTAATCTTAGCACTCTTTCTAGATACTCTATATTTTCCTCGATGTATAAATCGGATTTAACATCGGTTGAAATTTTCGAAAATGCGATAGACTCTGCCCTTGACTATGACTTTAAAGGTACCCTAGATCTTGCTTTAGAATTAAGAAATAAATTCTTCATGAGACTTAATCCTGCGGTTATCTTCATAAGAGCATCGCAGCACAGTAACAGAACAGAGTTTAATGAAGCTAACCCTGGATACATGAAAAATGTGGGTAAGTCTATCTCACTTAGACCTGATGATTTAACAAATCAATTTGAGTACTATATGTACAAGAATGGGGGTAAAAAAGGCCTTTCGTCTTTAGTTAAAAGAACATGGGCAGAAAAACTTGGTGAATTTAGCAGATATCAATTAAATAAGTACAAAGGAAAAAGACTAATAGATCTTGTACGTATATCTCACGCAAAAGGAGAGGACATTAATGAGTTAATGTCCACCGGTACATTAAAAGTAAAAGAGACCGAAAAAACCTGGGAAACTCTAAGATCTGAAGGAAAAACATGGAAGGAAATAGCGGATACAATTCTTATCCCTCATATGGCTTTATTAAGAAACCTTAGAGGTATATTTACTGAGGTAGAAGATCGTACAATCACAGCGAGAATCTTAACTCAATTAAAATCTGGGGTTGAAAGTGGAAAACAATTTCC